TGAATATCCACTTCTGTACTCTTGCCTATACGGGTAAGAGCGCAGAAGGCATATAATGAGGACTTGGCATTACACCTTATTATATTAATAAACAGGTTTCTTTCCGTTAATGAAAGTTAACTTCAACAAAGTATTCGGTAATATTTTTCTATGTTCGGAAAATATTCATTACCTTTGCAGATAATTAAGAAAAGAGTTATGCCATGATGGCTCAGTTGGTAGAGCAACGCATTCGTAATGCGTGGGTCGCGGGTTCGAGTCCCGCTCGTGGCTCTCTTTTCTATTCCAAAACATAAGCACTACACAGAGATTAGCGAGATTAGCACATCGGTAGTGCACGGGCTTCCCAAGCCTGTGAGGCGGGTTCGACTCCCGTATCTCGCTCAAATACTGATAATCAGCCACTTACATTATTTTTCACCATTAAAAACATAGTAAAATCCACCATCTTCACCCACAAAATAGGTACAAAAACGTGCATAATGTACGCCAATGTGAGTAGTTTTGTGAGTAATATGTGAGTAAAAATGAGTTGTGAGTAAAATTGTGAGTAAAATCTGTGAGTAAGTATGAATAGCATCAAGACATACGTTGAAGGAAAGTCACTGAAGGTTTTCTTCATCATAAGTTACAACGGAAAGAGATTCCAGGTCTATACCGGAATCACGAGTACGGTCAAGTTCAGCGGGATGATCTTCCCGAAGAGCGTTCCGAACGCAAGAGCCAAGACGGCAATGCTGGCAAGGCTGTTTGCGTCCGTAGAGGAATATATCTATATGAATGGAGAACTTCCGGTAGCAAGGATGAAGGACGAGATTAAGGCTATCATCAACGGAAGGACCGCATCCGTGGAGAAGAACATCCTCTACTACATCGATGAGTTCATCAAGACCAAGGCCAAGGACAGCACCAAGGAAATATTTCTCAGAACAAGGAAGAGGATTGAAGCTTTTGATGAGCATGCGAACTTCGACAATATAGACAGAGACTGGCTCGAAAGGTTCCAGGCGCATGAGCTCCTGAAAGGACGCTTGAGCGGTGGAATCGCCATCGACCTAAGAAACATACGTACGTTGTTCAACTGGGCCATAGACAACGAGATTACCACCAAATATCCTTTCCGTAAGTTCTCCATCAAGACCGAGCGTCAGCAGTACCTGTATCTGAACGCAGAGGAGATGAGGGAGTATCGTGACTTTCCGGTTGAGCCTTTCATGGAGAAGTACCGTGACTTGTTTATGCTTGGGTTCTATCTGATAGGCATCAACCTCTCCGACCTGCTCGAACTTCCAGCTGACTGCATCAAGAAAGGGCGCATCCAGTACAAGCGCAACAAGACAGGCAGGCTCTACGACATCAAGGTTGAGCCGGAAGCTATGGAAATCATCAGGAAGTATAAGGGAAAGAAGCACCTTCTGTGTATCCTGGATGACGGAACGAAAGAATCAAGCTTCCGAAGAACGCTAGGCGATTACCTGAAGAGAATCGGACCTACCGAGATGAAGAAGAACAAGCGTGGCGCATTGGTCAAGAAGGAAATCAAGCCGCTTCACAAGGATATAATATGGTACACTGCCAGGAGAAGCTGGGCCACCATAGCGGCGAGCATTGATATTCCGAAAGAAGTTATCGGAAAGGCTCTAGGGCATAGCGAATGGGACAACGATACAACTTCGCTCTATATTCAGTTCGATAATAAGAAGATAGACGAGGCGAACAGAAAAGTCATCGACTATCTTAACGGTTAACAAGGAAAATCCCCACGCCATCTGGAAATGACGTGGGGGTATATTAAAGATATTATTGTTTCCTCTCGTATAGTTTCTTAAGTTCAAAGTCAGCGATAGCGATTTTATTTGAAATATCGTGTATTTTCTCCTCCGTATCACCCATTGCTGCAATGAACTCTTTTGAGGTAATTTCTCGTTTTATAAAACTTACCTTTGCATTCTCATATTTCCACTTTGCCCTCCAAAGGTCAATAACGAGGCTATACTTGGTAATAAATGCCTCCTTTCTGATATTGAGTTCTTTTTCGAACCATAATTCGGCTTGCGCCTTCGTTAGCTCCTTCTTCAGCTTCTCGTTGCAGCGGAGGGTGTAGCAGAATTCGGTGATAAGGAAAGTCATCACAAAGCATTGCGCAAACCCCTTCCAGAATCCTATATAAGCCTCCGCTACTGTGAGGCAGCACCCGAAGACAATGCACACGACAAAGATGTCGATGCGGTCGAAAATCATTTTTAATCTTTCTTTCATACGTTACAAATCGTTTTCATAATTATTGGTTACAATCCAGGAGCTCATCACAATGTTGAATATCAGCAAGAGAATAATGATAGCCCAGTACTGCCCGTCGGTAAGCTCGATGGTAAGGTAATCAAAATCCTCGAAGTTCTTTCTGTGCCATTCCTTTTCTACAATCGGACCGATATACTCGGCGTACTTTTCGAGATTTACGGGATTGCTCATAAACCAGTCTCTACTCTTAACGCCTACGACCGGGCTATCACACCATGAAAATGCGTTGCACCACTTTACATTCTTGTTTTTATTGATGCCGACACACACGACAAGTTCATTCTTGTTGCCGCCCTGCCAGTATGAGCGCTGCTTTTCAACGATTTCTTCCGGCTTGTTCGTGAAGAACAGTACGAATACCCTAAATTGCTTCCGCTCGCCATAGTATCCGTTCAGCCATCTCATCGCCTTCTCCTGATTCTTCGGGATCTTCAGTCCGAGAACAGGATTCTGGTCGTAAAGAACGATATCAGGATACTCGAACAGTCCAAGCTTGCGTGCCTGCTGATAATCTATATCCTCAAACTTGAAAATAGAACGTGAGGCTTTCACTTTATTCTTATAATCGTGCTCGGAAGATAATGCGTATGAGTTTTCAATGGAACCATCCCACGCCCATTCCTGAGCATCACCATCCTTAGTGTAGTAATCCCTGTGCATATCAATGAACACGCTATGGGTTCCAAGAATCTTTCTGACTACATTAAACTCGTTGTCGGTCATAAAGTATTCTTCCTTGTTCCTAGCATCGAAATAAGTCCAACGTTCAGGGTGATTGTCAACATACGAGCAATCATACGTTTCCGTACGTTGATGCTTTCCGCTTCCAACGGTCCTTGTACACGTGCGGTGTATGTACTCATTCCAGGCATCGTAATGACGGATTCTTGTAACGTAGCTTCCGAGATACTCCGTGTCAGCTGCATTGGACTGCTTGAACACGAACTCCATGAGGATGCCTATGAGGATGGAAGGAACAATGAGTACTGCGTATTCCCACCAGGTGGTCTGCTTCCTGAAGAAAATCAACAGGAAAGCAGCAACCACGAATGGGATTAGAAATATGAATATTTCCATAAGCCGTTATTTCTTGAACAGGTCTACGTCGTTATCCTCTCCAAGCTGCATGATCATCTTTGTCTTGGATGAGGAGATAACCTTGTATTCGATAGGCTTGGTGTCAGATACGAACCACTTCGCCGGATATGTCTTCACGAGCGTCTCGTGCTCACGGATGATATCGAGCATTCTCTCCTGTGATGTCTGAAACTCGGAGCGCTGAATCTCTATGGACTGCATGAGGTCCTTGTATAGCGAAACGTCGAAGTTAGGATTACTTTCCTTGATCCACTTCATAAGCGAGCCGTCTCCCTTTGAGTATCTGCCCTCGATAAGTTTCGGATAGATGGACTCGAATGCGGACTTGTACTCATCCGTAACCTGTGCCTTCTGCTGAAGAACCTTCCACATCTTGTCGTGAACACCCTCAATCTTGCCACGCTGAGCATCTGACTGCTGGCGAAGTGAGATTTCCTGGTTGTTGTAATGGAAATAACAACCGATAACAGAACCTGCGGCGAGTACTACTATTGCGAGTACTGATGCCAAAATAATGTTTTTTACACTCATAATGTTTAAAAATTTAAAAAATATACTTAGTCTTTTATTTTAAAAATATCAATCAACACAAAAACACCTAGGAATAAGAACCAGATGCCCTTCTCTCCGTATGCCCTACTGACGTCAAATCTTACAGTTGGGACTAGGTAATAAGAACCTTTCAGAATATCACAGCTGAAGGCTATGATTCTCTTCCTGGTTCTGATTTCCAGACGGCCAGTCATATTGTTTAGTCTGATATTCATTTGTTTACTTTCTACCCAATCTTTATTAATTTGTTCCTTGTATCTTTTTTTTAACGATATACTAAAACAGCTCCTTGATTCGCCTGAAATCCTCTCCCTCTGGAACCGGGCAATCCTTCACCCACTCCATGTCCTTCACTTTCCACATAGACAGGTCTATGTCCTTAGGGAGAAGAGCCTTCATGTCTGCAAAGAGGTTGAGACGGAGGGAGCAGTCAGGATTGAAACCATTGTCGTTCCATCTGTATTTCTTATGTCTGAGCATCACATCGTTCATTTCAACGAACTTTACCACATCGAGCTTGCTGTGGAGCGTGAGACAGATTCCGTCAAAGTCATAGCTGCGATTGCGGAGTGTTCTGTAATCAACCCATGCCGTATAGAGGAAAAGTCTTGGTGCAGGGATTCCGAGCGTACGGAATACGTTTCTGATTCCGTGAGCAAGCCACATTGTCTTTCCGTTACAATCCGGCAGTAGCGGCTCTCCACCGGTGATGCTAATCTCGTCATAGTCCAGTCTGTCAACTACCGGAATCTTCTCGAAGTCGAACTGGTTGTTGCAGCACATTGGGCACTTGTTGTGACACTTTGCAGTCACCAGCAATCTTAGTTTCTTGTTCATAATCTCAATATTTTGTTTATGTATATAACACCTCTATACCCATAAGAAATATGGGATAGCCAAGCGAGCCGAACCAGAATTTTTATCAACTACAATATATATAATATACCATAGTAGTTCGGACTCCTTGTAAAGCCAGCATAAGTCTTCTGATACCCACAGAGCTTTGCTCGTTATGGTTGGCTTTCTCATTTCTGATATGGGCACCCGTCGTGAGGTGACACGTTGCGGGATTTACACAACCATAATGTAACTTACCTGACAGAGCAGTTTTATATATCGGTCGATAACTCCGAAGAGGACTGCACGGATTGAACCTCGTATGTCTTTGCTTGGAACTTTGAGATAGGGTAAAGAAAAACCCTATCCGCCGTCTGGGTCACGCTCCAAACTTTGGATAGGGTATATCATTGTAGTTGAACTAATCAACTTCTAGATAAAACTTATTTATTTGCTAGCGCGTGACTTCTAACAAGCACTGCAAAGATACGGCGATTATTCTTACCCTCCAAATGCCTGATTTGTGTAAAAAATCCGCTCATTCAAGTAATAAGTAAAAACAAAACTCTCGAAAGTGCTGATTTGGTTTAATGTTTCGATTAGAGTAAAAACAATATTTTGTGCTATTCATTAAAGTACAGGATATTTACATTAACTATTTTTAAGAAAAAAGAGCGTTTTTCAGTGTGCTTTTAGTGGTGACTTTTAATAAAATAGCCGCCTATCTGTTAAGTGATAAGCGGCTAGTCGTATGAGAACCTGCGATTACAGATGCCCTATATCCTCCTTGGATATCCAGGTCCCGTGACTTGGCTGTTTGTCAAGGGTACAACCGGTAAGGTCCTCCACCCCAAGCTCCTTGCACAGGTCCTCGTCATGAAAGTCAGCGTAGCACCACCACTTTGTCTCTTTGGTGGCGGTATCCTGCAATTCTAGCACGACATGAGGATAAAAATGATGTTCTGTACTTATGACTTTGTACATATAAGTTAAATTCGTTAATTGTTGTTGAAGAAATATTGTTTTCTGAAATAAATCCACTATCTTTGCACATGTCTTCGGAAGACTTTAATCGAACCTTTATGGAATAGAAATAAAAATATACTTCCGTTGACGGTCAATTCTTCGGAATTGTGGATTTAAACGCTCTTGATAGAGCAAATTTCTACTATCGTAGATGTCAGACTGTAATGGTCTGTGGTAGCCCCGGCTTAGGTCGGGGCTTTTTCGTTCTACTGCATCCGTAGAGATTCACTTTAATTGCTTTTTGAGCAAATTAAATATCATATTTTCCTCTGCTTCGTCGAGGTTATAGCATGCGTGAGGGAGGATGGTAGTTTTCTTGTTATCTCGATGCAAATAGATAATATTCGCATTCTCATGCCATGGACGTGATTTATAGCATCGCTTCACCATCTCCGAGAACGACGTGTTCTCATTTCTTGCGAAGCTGGAATCCCAGGCGCCCAGGAGTGCAACGACCTGCTTCCAACTTAATTCGTTTAAGTTGATATTTCCATTTTCCTTCACCGTTTTTTCTAATATATTCTCCATATTCTTTTCGCTTCACCGTGATGCGATAGGGCTTAGATGTTATTACTCTTTATCTAAATTAAGCTGGTCTTTCAAAGCATCATCGAGCGTCCAATCTGCTTTTTCGTACACAGCTTCACCTGCGCCTGAGTTAAAATCAATATAATAAAAACTGCTATCTTCGCTTACAGTAACATTATATCCCTCGTATTCAATTTGCTTCTCCGTCATAGGGATAAAACGAACACATTTCTTCTTTAGATAGCTTTCTACTTCATTTTCAAATTTATCATCTACATAGATAAAGTTCTCTCCATTCTTCTCAGAGAATGTAGCTTGCGGAATATCTGCCATGAACTCTTTTTGAAATACTTCTGTATCAACGATATTGTTGATGATATTAAATTTCTTCATATTATTTCCGCTTAACCGTGATGCGTAGGGCTTAAATTATTACTCGTCAATAATATCACATCCATTGATGTTTATGTATTCAAAAACGCCTTTATTCTTGCGTTCCTCGTTCCACTTTGCAACTTCTAACTTTGTGACAGAATCACGACCAATGAGTTTCGCTGCATACTTTAGAGCCTCATTTTTATTCTTAAACTCTTCTCTGTGATATTTTCCGTCTACATACGAAGTCAATACAGAGCGACAGTTGAAGTATTTGCCTTCTGCGTCGTTTGTAGCATAGACCTCACACATTTCCTCTTCCACTATGAAATACACCTTCATGCCGTCATAGTGTTTTTCGAGGAGCTTATTGAAGTCCGTTGCTCCCCATGCCTCCTCTGAATCGATGCTCAAGAGACCATCTGACAGCTCAAGATACTGGATGAATCCACGAATGTAGCTGTCACCAATTTCCTCGCCAAGAGCCAGGATAATGTTTCCTTCCCAGTTCTAAGACGCTCCTTCCTCCATTACAGGACGCTCTTTGTTCATAAACGCCTTGCAAAGGTCGTTTAACTCCTGAAGATCCTTCTGGTTGCCTTCAATACGATAGCTTGTTGATGCCCAATTTGCCATAACTCTTATTTTTAAAAAGTTAATAATTGCAGGAGCCGAAGCTCCCTATTTTTGGCTAATCGGGGCCGTTTTAAAAATCCCCTCCTACCCTCACGGGCAAGAGAGGAAAACCATTTAAACAAATCTAGTTATGAAAACTAGAAGTATATCATTTTCCACCTTTGATGATATCGAATACCCGATGCTCACCATCAGCGGAAAGTCTGTTACCGTCTTCGTCGCATATATGGCCATCTTCGTTGACCCATATCTTCTGGTTGAACATCTTCTCGCACATGCCGAGGGCAAGAAGGTATTCCTGCGCTTCAACGGAAACATTCTTGCCAGTATTCTCTGCCTGCCTGAAGTTTTCTATGAGCTCCGGGTTAAGGTCAGGCGCCGTATCGTCGTACTCGTCCATCTCCTCGTGGTATTGGAAGTTCAGTGACTCCAATTCCTTTACCATAGCGGAGTTCGTAGAAATCTCGCCTGTGAGTGCCTTTATGACCGTCTGCTTTATAAGCTCGGCATACTTTTCCTGGCACTCATTGATGAGTTCTTTTTTATTATCTTCTGCCATATTCGTTATTTAATTGGTTAAACAATAGCAGGAGATGGCTAATGGCCATCTCCAGTTTTAGCTTGGTCCTCATCTAGACCATCATCCAGATCCTTATCGTATACACCAAACAGTCTCAGGGTACTGCTGTCAATCTCGGTCTTACCAACGATGTACCGCTGCGTCATCTGGATATTAGGCTTACCGTTACTAGTATGCCCCATCATAACGGCAATCTGTTCCAATGGTACGCCTTTCTTGGAGAGATTCGTGGCGAACGAACGTCTGCCGGTGTGTGAAGAGATGAAGAGGTACTTCTTTCCGGTCTCTTCCTTACCTGCATGGAACACCTTCGTGTTCTCATCTATTCCGCAATCACGGCAGATGTCACGAAGAGTTCGGTTGAAGGTCATCTCGCTGATTTCTCCAGGAAGGGGCTCAACGCCCGTGCCGCATACCAGGAACGGACGGAGCTTCTTGTGAAGAGGGACTCTTACTTCCGTCTTGGTCTTCTGTGCCACATACACAAGAAAATATCCGGTATCATCGATGTTCTCAGGAGTTATTCTCTGACAATCGCTGTAGCGTGCTCCACAGAGGCATTCCATGAGGAACATGCGCTGGACATATCTCCTAGTCTGTCCCCTCGGATTGTAATTGATGATTCTATCTATCTCCTCATCCGAGAGATAGACGGACTGGACAGGAACAGCCTTCGTTCTGAGTATCTTTCCGAACGTAGGGCTGTTAATCTCCTTCGTCGCGTCATTCTCACGTATCACTGCCTTGATGGTGGCGCATACGGTCTTTGCGGAGTTTGGAGCATAGTTCTCCTTGATCTTCTCAAAGAGGTCGCGGAGGTTGTCGTCAGTGATGTCTTCCCACAGTGGTTTATGCCCCAACAGCTCCTCGAACATTCGAACGACCTTGATGTACTTCGGATTCTTCCAGATATAGGCTCCATAGAAGGTGTTGTGCCTCCATGCGTTGCTGTGATAGTCAGAGAACCATCCCTGCTTGATAGCGAGCTTGTACTTCTCCTGCTGAACGGGACTCAACAGTCGTTCCCAGTCTCTTGTCTTGATTCTTAATTCTTCTGTCATAATTCTAATATTTTGGTTACTAGTGGCAAAGATACTAAAAGTTTATAATATAAACCATCATCTTTGCCGTTTTTAACGCTAATTTAACCTTCCGAAGAAGTCTGTTTCTCGACTGATACGAGTCTTAGGGTAGAACCCTTATGATCATTCCACGCGCACATGTAGTCTTCCGCCTCATCCAATGCATCTTTATATGATTCTGCCCGGAATACGTACGGATTCTCTTTAGGAATGAAAATTCCATCATTGTAGGCAATCTTATACTTTGCAGCATAGACACCAATATAGCCGTTCAGCTCATCGTTCAGACTAGTAGCGATGTCTGCAAGAAGGTCAACAGGTATATCGTCATCGGTAGCTTTTGCTTCCGGGAACTCAAACCCTACAGAAGTGCATCGTCTATGAATGATAGGGATAGCTGTATCGCTGTCGCCTACTTCTACGATATTCACCTCCCTGTTGTCGCCGGCACTTACAGGCCAATCGAACACCTTTCTGCTCACATTGTGCTCTCTCATAATCTCACGGATGGTGCATGCAAGCTCCATCTTGGCTGTTGAACGCAACTCGTAAATCTTGTCTTTCAATACTTTTCTATTCATAATCTTAATATTTTGGTTTGACTTGATGCCCGCCATTCCTGGCAGGCTTTTTTGGCTTAGTCTTTTCTTTCGATATCAAGGCCCGTAAGCACGCCTTTCATATAGGCTAATGTCTCTTCCTTGCATTCCGATAGAAACTTCTGGCAGCCATCAATGATAACGCCGTACTTACCGCTCGGATAATTCTGTAGAGAGCACGAGTGGTAATGCTTTCCGGATTTCTCCTCGATTTCTCCTGCGAGTCGCTTCCCTTCGTCGGTCTCATTTGGACGATTTTCTGGGTACTCAGCGTAAAAATACTCGTGCCATAAATCTAGTAGCATATCCTTGCAATCCTCCATATCTTGCAAAATATCCGATAATTTGTATGGCGCGCCGTTAGCACCATGCCCATCCTCGCCAATCCATTTACTGGCTTCCTCGTCAGGATCGAAGTCGCTATAATATTGATACAACTTATCCATGAAGTCAGACTTATTGCCATTCTCGAACCAAATTGTGGCGATGAAGTCTTGGTCTTGTGGGGAATACTTCTCTAACTCGACGCAAACCTCACCTCTTTCGTTAGGTGTATCGTCAACATTATAACTCCAGTCTAATTCCTCAGCTAATTTTAAAAAATCATTCATATCTTTAATTTTAATTGGTAAATAATAGGAGCGTGAAACAATAATGTTCCACGCCTTGTTTGGCTTTACACCGGCAGAGACACGATATATTCCTTTTTCTTCTTTCGTGTTCTGCTCTTCACAGTGAATCCGCAAAAATCTCTCAGCCACCCGGCAGCATTGCCGATGAAAGGCTCGTTCACCATAAGGATTGGACGAAGCATCCCGTTCTTCTTCATGTACTGATAGTCGATGAAGTCGAACGGGTCATCCGGGTCATCGCATTTCTTCTCCCACACGCTGATATCGAGATAGTCGATGAAGTCTCCCTCTGGCGGGTTATCCATCTCGATGAATCTCTTCGGCGTAAGGAGAATTGTATCCTTAGGCTCGTGTGCCATGAAGAAATTCTCTATAACCTCGTTGAACTTGTTCATGTCAATCTGTTTCTGGACGATGCCCTTTCTCTTCATGATGTCAGAAGCTTTGAGCATTTTTGTACCTCTTCTTGCTGTTACCATAATTCAAAATTTTAATTGGTTAGACATAGCACCCCGTCATTTCTGACGAGGATTTTGGCTAGTGTGCAAGGAATCCTACCGCCTGACCTTTCCCGATAGACCAGCACAGCCTATCTTCCTTCAAGCACTCTGTGCAGTTTCCGGTACAAAGGCGTGTTCCTTCCGGAGCAGACGTTCCACTCTCAAAGATAGGATGCGCCTCCGGGAATCCGTGGCGGTTATCCATCTTGAGACCAAGCCATCCGCTGAATAGAATATGCATGTTCTCAGGAATGACGTTGCCCTCATCAAGGTACTCGTTACACACATCGAACATTTTCGTGAACGCCAGGAACTTGGTATCCTTATGCTTGCGAGCAATCTCGCACATCTTGTCAAGATACCATTTGTCCTGTATGTCGCCACCGATGTGGAATCGGAATGCTCTAGGATAGCGGTAGTTGAGGTAGTCATCAATCTCCTTGAAGTATCGTTCGGGATCCTCATGGTAGATTGCAGAGTTGATGGCTCTCGTCTTGATAACCTCCTTGTAAATCATATCGTTGCGGAGGTCATAGCAGCTCTTCGCACATATTGCACAGTTACCGCAATCCATGACCGGAATGAGCGACACGGATGGGATAGCTCCCAATTTTGTGTTGCCATCGCTGATCTTGACATGCAAGTCGCTGACATTCTCTAATGCGTTCTCATAAGCTGCCTGTGCCTTTGACAGACGAGTCTTCATTCCTTCCTTACCTAATGTCCAGTAATTTCTACTCATAATTCTAATTTAATTGGTTAAACTTGGGGAACAAAAAACCGGCGTGTCTCACGACAGACCGGTTTGAACCATTTAAACAAAATCTAGTTATGATAAGGAGTCAGCCGCTGTTAACGACTGACATGTTTGGCTAATCTTCATCTACTTTTACATTGTAGTGAAATCTTACTGTAAGGTAGTCTGTACTCATAGAGAATGCATAGATTAAAGGCTCTGCCTGGCGTTCGTCGAGATACTGCTTCGTCTCGTAACAATATATGTTGTTTTTGGACTCGCCTGTTAGTCGTTTGACAATCTCTCTGCCCCACCCTGATGTACTACACGGGCGTAACTTCTTGACAGATAGGTAGTTTCCGTTACACTCTATCATTGTAGGTACACCACCGACAAATCCCAGGGAGAACTTGTTGCTAAGATATTGCGAATCATCAAAGATAGCATCGAGAAGTGATTCCTCAACGACATTCTTTCCATCAATAGGAGCCTTAATATACTTCCTTGTGTCTACATTAATCTCTTTCATAATCCTTAATTTTATTGGTTAGACATTGAATCGGTTACCGAATCAGTAACCGACTTTTGGCTAGAATGGCTCCCGGCTCGCGCCTTACTCTAAAAGTTTGATCTAGAGAGCTTAGATTGAAGGATTACCTCCAGTAGTAACTGGAGGAGATCCTTCGTTGAAGAAGCTCTTGTGAATTCTTGCCGGGTCACCATACTACAGGCGGCGAACCTTACGTTCTACTGGTGATTACTTCTTCCACTCATCAATCTTACCCTGGATGTTAATACCGGACTCCTTGATAAGCTGCTTGAGAACACCGAGCATTCTCCAACCCTGCTCATCATAGAGCTTTGCTTTAGACTCAAGCTCCTTCAACGAGTTGGCTTCTGACATCTTTCGCCCGCTCTTCAGGAATCTTGCTCCGTGGAACATGATAAGGTTACGCATGGTGTAATAAGCACCAGAACCTTTGTAGGCATTGATGAATACATCTGATTGCTTGGTGTCCCATGCGAGATGCTTGCGGTTCTTGTTGAACTCGTGAACGGCATCGTAGACTTCCTTGTAGGTTTTGCTGTCGCACATCTTGCGCGCAAGGTCACAGAGAGGTACAAATACCTTCTTCTCCAAGTCGGAAACGAAGATGTCCTTGTTCTGAAGGCGCACGTAAGGATTGCCCTTGCAGGTATGCTTGAAAGTCTTCTTCTTGTTTCCGTTCGCGTCTTTCTTGACCTTCCAAGTAAGGTTGTCGTCCTCATCGAAATAGATGTCTGTGTGATAGTAGTCACGAATGACATCTATCAGCGCAGATTTTCCGTACTTCTCCTCTACCTTGTCGAATGCCCAGTCGATGAACCGAATAGGCACAGAATCAAAGTACTTGGAGAAGTCACCTTTCCACCCGATGATTTTTCCCTCTGCTGAGTATATTATCCGAGACACATCTTGCACCACACGACCGCAGCCGATACCTTTCTGGTACGACGTGCAGCGTGGATGCACCATCTCTGGCATCAGCTCAAACAAGAGGTCGTTGGCGATGCTCAGTAGGATTCTGTCCACATTTTCATTCACGTAGACCGTACGGAAATCTCCGTTGTCTTTCGGAATCTTTGCTGTGTGTGGCGGCATTATCTTGTAATTACCGCTCTTGATCCTCTGATACATAGCCAGACGAGCCTCTGGCGTTGTAAGCCGATACATTACTGCTTTGTTCATGTCCTTGAATAAGCCTTTCTCAATGGCATACTGCCATCTGGCTTTCTCAAAGAACATCTCTAGGATTCTGTCTTCATTCATAATTCTTCTTGTTTTGGTTATTGTGCGCAGTCCTTAGCTGCGCTTTTTAGGCAATGTTACTTCATCGCAAGGGAAACACTGGTCTATAGGCCACCAGAACTCGTTATCAATTCCCGCGAATCCTCTTTTCTCTGAAACGTGAGTCACGGTGTGCTCCTTTGACTGAGAATGTATGTCACAGTACACTCTCATTCCTACCTCGATTTTCTTCATATCTATAATGTTTTGGTTATTGGTAGGGAGATTGCTCTCCCCGTTTGGCTAGTCGATGTGCTGATAAACATCTCCTCCCTGCTCTTTTTCGTTGTCAGCATATAACTCCTGATTAGAGTCAAGCTCTATTTCTTCGTTTACAAAATTGCTGGAATCGAGAACGATGACAGAATCATTGTAGGCTGTTTGTACTTGTTCAAGCGCATCTTTCTCACTCTTGGCATCGACGCTGACAATCTTGTTTAAAGTCTCTGTGACTGATACATAATATCTCTTCATAATTCTTGTAATTTTGGTTAATATTGTTCCGTGTCGGGTCTCGAACCCGATGTGCGCCTGTGTCGCTCACGGATGATAGATGTTAGAGTCTCTTGAGAGCAGCTTCGATGTCTGCGACTTTTTTGTCCTCAATCTTCGATATTTCTTGTAATATCTCGTCCAAGTGAGTAACAAAACTAAGTGCATCTACTACGCGACCAACCTTCACATTAAGGTCACCAGCATGTATGTCGCATATACCAAACTCTTGCAACAAATAGTAAATTGTGCCACTCTTTCGCGCAAGAAGATTGCATTTAACACAACTTATTTGCACGGTAATAACGCTGAAGGTAATACCACAGCGAGGGATGAAGATTTCTGTCATGTCAAGCTCAATGAGCTTATCGCATATAGCTTTCGCCAGTTCCTCGCACTTTTTTTTCAGTTCTTGAGACTTGTGTGCGTAATCGTCACGTCCAAGTACTTTCCACATTTCTTTTTTCTCCATAATTCTTAATAATTTATTGGTTAATAATGTCAGAGGGGGATTGCTCCCTCCGTTTTTAGGCTACCACTCTTTGTTGTAAGCAAGTTTTCCTTCGCCAAATTTACGCATTTGGTCTGTAAAATCCTTGAAATTTACTCCTATTGCCCACTGCCCACCATAATGATCGCAGGCTATATAATCCTTGCCATACGACGGACCGCATCTTTTACAAGTGTATATCCACATCTTTAGTTTCCCAACGATAATGGTATATCCATCTTTCAAATCGCTATAAGCTGCACGTAAATTTGCCGTGCGAGTTCCTAAATTAACTTGTGTCATAATTCTCTTTGTTTAATTGGTTATAGTGATAGCCCGGAGGCTATCTTTAGGCTAATGCATTCAGCACTCTGTGAGCGTTGTATGCGACAGGATTGCTGTATTTCGTCTCTGCCGATATTCTGCGCTCACAAATCTCAATGCATCTCTCGTGTGCAATATTCTCGGACAAGGCATCAAACGTATCATGTGTAGCGTCAGAGGGCTTTCCGAAATAAACCCTGTAGCCCACTCGGTAGCACACAATACGCCTGCCCAGTCTGTAGATAACTTTGTTACCCCTCTCTGAAATTGTTATACCCTTTTTCATAATTCTATTTATTTAGTTAATGGTAGGTAGCCAATGGCTACCAATTTTAGGCTCTGTTCCATGCTTCCCACGCCTCATCTGTATTCTTTGTAATTGCGTTGTTCCACAACCTCTCCTGATGATGGAAAATCTTCTGAAATGCTTTTGGGGTTGTCTTCACGTCTACCCTCTTGCCGAGATAAGGTCTGCTGCAAAGACCCGGAATAAACTCATCATAGTCAACGATACACCTTATCATGCCGCTTTCTGTCGGCTTACAGCTGATAAAGCATCCGTACACTCCAGGATTCTCCTTTCTCATCCACTTAGGATAAGGAAAGTATATACTCCAGGCGTCAATATAGTCACGGAACTTCTTTCTTGTGTCGTGATAAAGTCTTGCTTTCATAATTCTTTGTAATTTGGTTAATAGAAGAGGAGCATGCAAGCTCCCCTTGTTAGGCTGTTTCTTTTAGTTTGATTCCTTTCTCTTCGAGAGCGTCTTTAATCAGCTCGTCAGAGTCCTCGTAGTACTCTCCCCAGCGGGAATCAATCTGCTCCCACTCATAGTCGTCCTCCGGCTCTCTACCGATTTCCGTGAAGACTTTCTTGTAGTGGACTTTCTTTTCCAAGACGAATCCCTTGACATCGCCCCACATCCAAAGACCTATGCACTTAGTCTCATCCTCAAATAAGTCCAAGGCTCGCTTTCTCCAGTTCTTTGTGTTCGTGTCACAATACTTGGAGAAGCGCTTCTTGTCGCAGTAGGCATATCCACTAACATAATCTCCCTGGCAGTAGCCCGTAGAGGACCACTCGTAGAATGCAATATTCTTGCAGTCATGCAGAAGATACGTGAAATCGTCCTCTTCGAGGATATCGCAAAGTTCCTCTCTATAGTCGAATCTCTTCAAGTCGCTCGGACAGAACTCTTCGTGGTAGTACCACTCACCCTCGTACAGACTTTCAAGATACCACATGCGGTCACTCTTGTCATAGCGCATACGGTTATTGTCGACGTTTTCACTATTGATATAATCAATAATCTTCTTTTGTGACACGTAGTTACAAACTAGATCCTTCAATGCATCCTCTGCATTTTTAGCATCAACTTCGCTGCTACAACCACGAGAAAGTCCTCTGTTGTATCCGTTGTCGAAATAGTCCCAGAAGTAAACTCCAACCAAATCCCATGCAGTGCAAGGGCAGTCGGCATCCTCATCCTGGTAAATGGTGATTCTGTAATCACCGATTTCCTTCTTTGCAAATTCGTAACTCATATCTAATATCATTTAAATGGTTTAACATTGAATATCCCCATGCTAGGGGATATTATTAGGCTTCCTCGTAAGCTTCCTCCATCATAGAGTGAATCTCTTCAAGCTCGTTCGAGAAATTGTACTTGATGTTGTACGTACCGAATGCTTTGAAATACCATTCTTCGAGGTACGCTCTGTCCTTGTTCGCCTGCTCGCTGTCTTCTGCGGCATCAAGTCTGGCTACCATAGCAGGATACAAATCGTAGTAATCATCACCATCGTAGTCTGATGCCCACCACACACCTGTTCTGTGCTTAGGGTAGTCCTCGTACAGATTAGCGAAATTGCCATCCATGTGCTGATCGTCAAGGTGGAGATATTTCTTCATTTCCTTGTTTGCCTTGTGAGTAAACTCCCACGCAAGAGACTGGATATTCTTCCCGTACAAATCGGCAATATATTCCTCCATTTCTTCTGCTTCGTCGAATTTCTCCAGACATTCACGATAGAGACTCTCGATTACCGCGGCAAAGCTTTTTACACCGATATAATCGGCTACTTTCTCGATAACTTCACCCTTGTTGTTCATAACAACTTCTACAATATTCTTTTCCATAATTCATCTGTTTAATGGTTCATAATTGTTCCCCACATTATCGTGGGGAGTTTTAGCTAATTATGGCGATATCGCCACATTTTCTGTAGAAATGCTTGTATGCTTCAAGCTCATCTGTCCCAGGAATATCTGTAACCTCTAGTTTGCCGGTATCCTTATTCACCTCAGCTACAGAGAATGTATTGTCGTGCGTCCACTTGATGAGGTCCACACGCCTAACAGGATTCTCTACTGACTCAACGATTTCGCACTTCAGTAAATCGTCATTCAGGATTTTCTCTAATTCACTCATAATTATAGATTAATTATAGTTACACATTATTTCTGTCTCACTGATAATTTCAGCACAATACTTGCAGCGGTGGCACATTATGTAGCCTTTTGCCAGTAATTTGCTGAACTTCGGGTATGGGCATTTCTCGCCCATGCCAGCTATCGTAATCTCAATTTTCTTCATATTTCAATCTTTTTGGTTAATAGAAATCCCCACCCGTGAGAGTGAGGATTGGTTGGCTAATCGAACTCACTTTCGTCCTGCTCGTACCACCAGTCCTGGAATCGATTCGCAACCTCTTCCAGTACATACTTGGCAAATGTGTCGTAGATATTTCTACTCTCGCCCTCGTTAAAAGGAGCATACAGCGCCTTGCCGATAGCATCATAGGTAACAGATTTGTCGTCCTTGAAATTCCCGAAGCCCTTAATCATCGTGATAAGGTCTTCTCCCAAATCATCGGAAAGCTCGTGCATATTCACCATGATAGCACTCTTGTTCTCGTTCCAGAACTTGCTTGTCTGATAAGGATAACAGAATCCAGTGTACCCCTCATTGGCATTTCTGACCTTATCGAGCGTATTAAGCAGTGTGTCTTCATTAACACCGCCAAGCTGCTCTACTACGGCATATGCCATCTTTACGAATGATGGATTATCATTTTCCTTGATAAACGCATCCCATACTTTCTGTATATTCATATTTCTGTATTTTGGTTGATAATAGAAACAGACAAGCGAACCATACGCTTGCCTGTAATTTTGACTAAAAAATGTAGATGGCAGAAGTTCTACCTGTCACGGCGTATAGCTGTCCGCTCTCGCCCTTCAATAACATTCCATTGCAACCGTAGATTCCTGCTGCATACCCGATCTGAGTATAACTCTCAGGAATCTCACTTCTTTCGTCTGCGTAGGTTACATCCTTTGCCACACCGCTTGCTACAAGTGATTTCAGCTGCTTACATGAATATCGTTCCATAATTCTACTAATTTAAATGGTTAAACATGGTTTCTGTGCAGATAGACCGCACAGAATGTTGGCTAGAATTTGCGAGGACGCATGCACGATTGTTCAATCTCATGAGCTTTTCTGTCTACTCGTGCCGTACGTCTAAAATACTCACTTTTATCGAGTCTCTTTTTCGCACACTCCTCACTGATAACTGCCTTGTGGCTCGCTACGAGCCTGGCAAGGAACCTTCTGTCTCCGTCTGTCATAATTCTAATTTGATTGGTTAATAATAGGAGGCGTAGCAAATAACTACGCCGGGTCTGGTCTAAAGCTGTACGTAAGAAGCCACTCGCCATTTAATGCGCTGAGAAACTTCCTTGCGGCTCTCTCTCCCCATCCTCGTGGCTTGTACGCATCTTCTTTCAAATACTTTTCTACAAGTTTCTCTAGCTGAGTCTTTTCTTCTGCTGTCATAATATATTCTGTTTTGGTTAATAGCAGGCAGCACAATTATCGTACTGCCCAGTTCTGGCTAGAGATTGTACACCGGGCTTTCTGAAGCACACAGAATCGTAGGACCGGTAAGGATGGAGAACGCACAAGGGTCGAAACTCTCGATTTTCTTCATGCTCTCGATTTTCTTCTGTATCTCAGCTCGTATGGATGACAGACTCAATCTGCCGTCAATAGGCATGACAGAATCCATGCCCACCATTTCAACGATACTGAAATCCTCTGTAAATCTCTTACTCACAAGGTCAAACTTGTTAATCTTGTGATAAAACAGTACCCATTTACTCATAATTCTACATTTTTTGGTTTGTAGGAGAGGGAGATAAAACTCCCTCAATTTTCAGGCTGAGTACTTCTTGATGAACTCTTTAAGCTCGTTGAAGAGCTCGTCCATCTCCTCTTTGCTGTCTGCGCAGATGAAACGTGGATAACAGGTATCCGTTATTTCTCCTCCCATGCTATTTCTGACACAGGCAAAAGAACTGATATACCCTTCGCCGTTGTCGTTTCTCACGCTGATGTCAAGAGTGAGCCTTGATGGATTTTTCAATACTTCTCTCTGAGTCTCCTGCAATTGTGGCAGGATGACAGAGTTTATGTACTCTACATTCTCCTTGTATTCTTCATCTATCATAATCTATAAATTTTTGGTGAATAATTGTATGCGTGACAATCGCCACGCACATTTCAGCTCATGCACAATACTGCAATCTCAGAGAAACTCTTGGAGATAGCCTCCTTGCTACGGAAATCTCTGTAGCCCTTAGTATTGTTGTTGTGCCACTGGCGTGCAGCAATCTTGATCTTCTCCATCTCATGCATAAGCGCACGCTCAAAATTCTTCTGTGATTTTTTGTCTAACATAATCCAATTTGTTTAATGGTTTTACATAGTATGCCCAGGAAAATGCCTGAGCACATTTTTGGCTAGTCATACTTGTTGAGCAGGAAAATCAGAATAATGCCATCGCCATTCAGGAGAGTCTGGCTCTTGTTCTCGTCATTTATTATGTTTTCACATATTCTCTCAAAGAGCGGATACGGGTCTCCGGAAATACTCTTGTAATACAATGCCATGTACGTACCGGGGATGAGAGGATAAGAGCCCTCAGGTTCTCCACCGAATACGTCACACGCCTGTGTATTGATCAGGACACGACGTACAGAAAAATTTCCCTCAACTTCCTGTGCGGCCATTCCACGCAAGAGGTCTATAACCTCATTCTTGCTCAAATCTTGCTTTAATATTCTATCCATATTTCTCTAATAATTTGGTTAATAGAAGAGAGGAGCGGAAACTCCTCTCTGTTTTGGCTACTTTCTGAGACCTACGAACGTTGCAACTCCCTCTGCTGTGTAACTGCCGTTAAGCTCTGAAATCTCATTCGCCTGGCTGATAACTGTCTTTCTCAGCATCACGTTCGCTCTGTGACAATTATACAGAGTAATTGATACTACAAACAACGCAAAGCACACTACGGCAAATAATGCCACAAAAATTTTCTGTTTCATAATTCTGTAATTTAATTGGTTAATAATAGATACCGCCCGAATATCTCCAAGCGGTAGTTTTGGCTAGTCATAGATATCCTCTATCTGCTGATGGATGGCATCTATCATCACACTGATGATAAACAGACCGCACATTTCAAGAACCGCAGAATATAACACTGCCTGAAAATCTCCAAGCACAAATCCTACGATGGCAATGAAACCACACACGAAACTTGTAACTAATACAAGCGCAGCAGATAGTACGCCCTTTCTTACGATATACTTTTCCATAATTCTTTTGTTTAACTGGTTATATTATCGTACTGCCCAAATCTATCGGGCAGTTTTTAGGCTGAATGTTTCCAAGCACAATTATCGTACTTTCCAAATTTCTTAAACTCCAGGCAGTATGAAATTCTCCAAGCGGAGCGTAGATCTCCACAGCTCCCTGAAGAACCACCTGCCAATTATCGTACTTCTCCAGAATATTCCAAGCACAATTCCCCAAAATATTCCAAGCAGAATTACGGTAATATTCGTACTTGCTAAACACAACAGAGCAGGAACACTCTGAATAAATCCAAGCACAATTATCGTACTTGAATAAATAATCTGTCTTGCTTTCATAATTCTAAAATATTGGTAATTGTTCCGTAGCCACACACGACAATTATCGTACTGGCTACAGATTTTTAGGCTAGAACTGCAACGGTAAGTCTTTTTCCGTTGTAGCTCATGAATTCTACGTGGCTGTATATTGTCTGTAAGTCTGCAATATACCGCTCCATCATTCTCCTCCCTCTGCAATCTAATGATATCGTACTCATAATTCTAAATTTGTTGGTTTGTAATTGTAGAGCGGAGATTTCTCCCCGCCCCGATTTAGCCATAGGAAGTACGGACACGTTTTTTTATTGTCTTCATTCTCTCATGTTTACTCCGTACACCTTCGCTTCAAATAATCGACACGTTCACACGCTTGATTAAAATCTGCTGCGAGCGTTTTAATTTCCGTTGCCTCGCTACCGTCCCCGTTCATGGATTCCAGAGCACCACCAATTTGGTGCGTTGCGCTTCTACGAGTACTGGCGCACACTGGGAGAGATTTCTCTTTCGGATATACCTCACGTGTGTTATTCTCTCATTACAACACGAATTGTGATTTTAACCACAAGGCTCACAACTGACAAGCCTGGCACGTTCGGAACCCGTCCACGTGTGCCACACGATAGAATATGAATTATGATTTATCCGTCCGTCATCTCGCTCGATAACTGCACAGCTACGGCTCTTGCTCTTTCCACGTGCCTCATCTCATTCGGTATCGTGGTGGCTCTGTGCTCTCTCGCTACCCACGACGGGATTTCTCGCCCGCCTTTCTGTATCACTACAGATTCGTTTGCCGGATAGCTCTCTGAAATTTTGATAATAAATCCCCTGAGGGAGAATAAATTCTCTCTCTCTGGAATAATACCAAAATCTCTGTTTTGTTCCCTTATGCAGCACCGCCCCGCAAATGTACGCTTAAACGTGATAGGAAAAATAAGGGTACGACGACCCGCACCGCACGGAATTTGTACGGTGTAAATTTCCCACTGGCTAACTACTAGCTAGTCAGTGGGGAAAATGTAGGGGAAAAGATAGGTAGTTATTAGCTACCTATCCAATAGTTTTACTTCTGTGCAGCTGCAAGTTTAGCTTGCAAATCTGCTATTTGCTTCTGCAAATCTGAGATAGTCTCAGATTTCTTCTTTGCTACCTTGTTCCCGCTTGCAAATGCTTGATGTAAAGCACATAATTTACTACCCAAACGCTGTAAACTATCGATGATTGTGGTCTGCACGTCTTTGTTGTTGTTGTCAAACCAAGCAAAGAAATTAGGTAACTTATGCTTTTTTGAATACTCAGAAACTGCACTTCTTACTACTTCTGTTTGTAGATTGCAGTAGTCTGAGTCTGAAAGCACATACTTTGTCGCTAACTTATTGTAGTTAGCACGTGCATTGTCTAGAGCTTTTTTAGCCTCTACTACTTCACTGTTGGTGCACTCGCTTAATAGCTTTTTGCGGTAACTATTAAGCACCTCTAAACACTGTGAGAGTGTAGCACTACTTTTGCACTCGGTTACATAACTAGCTACCTTTGTGCTTACGTGCTCGTAACCTTGAGCGCCTTTTACGGTCAAATCCTCTTTCATATACTTATCTGTTTAAATGGTTCTTATAAGATAGTCTTTCTATCTCTTTATTTCTACTGCAAAGATACTACTTTTTTTCGACATAACCAAATATTTTATGTTAAATATTAATATACGAAAGATACGTAACAATCTGATATATAGCACCTTATGAGTTTTAACACTTTGCGCCTAAATAAAGAAAATGACCTATATAACTACATATACGCAATTAAATAGACAGTAAATGTTAACGTTTTAACATTTAACCAGTTAGAAAATCGTGTAATATTCTTTTACTTAGGTACACTACATCAAACAGAAATGTTTCACGACGTATATTTATACAAAAAGAACGAATTAAAATACATTATAAGTGGTTGATATTTAAGCGGTTACAAAAATTAGTTTATAATATAAACCAACAATGTTAAAAAGTGTACAAAATAGTGTTCCACGATGGTTTATATACTGTAAACCAACATAATTTGTACAATATTTTTATCATAGACCCCACCACCCCTTTTATAGCTATAAATCAGCGCGGTAGTCACCTCATCTAAAAATTTTTTCTTCCGATTTTTCAACCTACTTGTAAGGTTTAATTACTTTTGCTACCGAAAACATATTTATGCATATTCATTCATCTACCTATTTTTAACATTTGACAACATCAACTTTTATATTGGTGAGCAAAACCATAAATGTATATCTAATATTCATTTCATGTATATCCAAAATGTATATTTATACCCTTTATATACTAGTGTTTTAGCGTATATTCAGGATATTTTCCTTATCTTTGTATTGTCGATATTTTATAGTCGACATGTTGTAAGGACGAGCTGACACGTGTTATCCGTCAGAAAGTCCCTGTTTATCGGGGGTAATCCTACACAATAACGGAAAATTAATATTATTATTGTACATAAATGGAAAATGGTATTGCTATAGACACATTGCACGCTCAGCTGCTTGACCTTTCGAGACATGACGAGTACGGCTTCGAAGAGCTCCGTTGTCAGGACTGGGGCAAGGCGAACTCTGAGAAGTACAACAAGCTGAAGTCTAATTTCATCAGGTCAATGAGACGTCTGGCGAAGAAGGCTCCCGTGAAGTACTATGGTGGTTCGTACTACATGTTCAACGGCAAGATATACGAAGTTGTTCCGAAGATAGTCCTTGAGCAGGCTTACCAGCTGTTGCTCCTCGACCTGGCCATGGCTCCGATGCTAGGCATAAGTACGGTGATGAACAAGTCGTTCATGGAGGTGATAGAGTGCTACAACATACTGAGACCTACCTTCGACATCGTTGCATTCGCCAACGGAGTGGTTGACTTCGGCAGCGGTCTGAAGTATCCGAACGTGATGCCGTTCTCTCCCGAGTACCATGTCACATACTACCACCCATACGACTACAATCCGAAGGCGAAGTGTGACAGGTGGATGAACTTCATCAAGGAGGTCCTTCCGGACAGGACGTCGAGGATGATCCTCCAGATGTTCCTCGGCCTCGGTCTCATACAGAGAGGTACTGCATACAATCCGTATGAGGGGAAGGAATCATCGAAGATTGAGCTCTGTCTTCTCCTTATAGGTACGGGAGCCAACGGAAAAAGTGTCATTTTTGACGTTGCCTGCAACATATTCGGCAAGGACAGGATAAGCAAGATGGACTACGCCGACCTCACTGCCGACGGTGACGAGGGAATGAGGGGAAGGTATCCCATCAGGAACGCCATCTTCAACTGGTCTTCCGATTCCGACCCGAAGAAGTTCGGAAGGAAAAATACCGGAATGTTCAAGAGGCTCGTGAGCGGTGAGCCCGTCCCGATGAGAAAGCTCGGAAGGGATATCCTGGAGGGAAACTCAATCCCCTACCTCATCTTCAACCTCAATGAACTTCCGTTCCCAGACGATGCTTCGCTCGGATTCATCAGGCGCTTGCAGTACGTGAGCTTCGACGTGACCGTTCCAAAGGAGAGGCAGGACCCGGAGCTGGCGAACAAGATCATCCGTGAGGAGCTGAGCGGAGTGTTCAACTGGATATTCCGTGGCGCGATGGAGCTGAGGAGCAGGAAGTACAGGTTCCCGGCAGCGGAGGGCAGCAGAAGGCAGCTGCTCATCTCTCTTCTAGGAAGTAATCCTATATATGCCTGGATAAGGGCGTATGATATGAGGTGCAGTCGGGAGGCGAGGGGCGAGATTTCGGAGTGCATGCTTGCCAAGGAGATGTACGAGAGGTTCGTCGAGTTCTGCAAGGCCAACGATGTCGAGGAGAAGGATATCCCTACGATTCAGAAGTTCGGGCGTGATATGAGCGACAAGTACGGCTTCTTCAAGAAGAGGTCTCAGGACGGAATGACGTATCAGGTGTACGGCGCGCAGATGATTGACCTGAAGCAGGAAGTTCTCATAAATGACGTGAAGAATAAATTGCGTGGTGAGGAGGATATCAAGCAGCCGGAGAGCTTCATTCAGCCTGATGATTAACGGTTATAAAACAGATTTCTATGATAGACAAGGAATATATCAAGGAGATTATCTCCTGTATCACGAAGAAGAAGGCTGACGGGAATATTGTTCCGGCCACTGCTTCGATGAGCGAGATTATGACTGCTGTTCGCGAGGATGCCCAGGAGTGCATGAGGACCATGTGTAACGAGAGGGAGGTCGCGGTGAACAGAACGTTGAACAGTGTTTCATTCAAGTGCCTATGAGAAGACATCACAATCCTAATAAAGTACCTCCGTTTAAGCCGGACCCTGAGCATTGGACTAAGAAGGTTCATTCCTGGAAGGCGAAGGTTGCATACGAGACTGAGGATGATGCTTGGGAGTTTCTGAATCAAAATCCGAAATTAAAGGCACTTGGTTGGCATCCTTACTTATGCAAGGTTTGTTCAAAGTGGCATATTGGTAGATTACATAATAAATAGTTGAGATATGGAAATTAGAGTTAGCGTTTTAGGAAAGGTCGCATACAAAGAAAACGAAACTAGGGAGGATGCAGAAAAAGTCGAACTATATCCATTTGGAGAAGGAGTGTATGCGGTAATGGATGGAGAAAATTTCGTTGCGTTAAGAGTCGTATCTGGCAAAAAACACAGCGATGAAAAAGGTGATTATTACGCACGCGTAGATAATTACTGGGGGGATGGGAAAATCTCAAACTCTGCAACTATCATAGAGCATGAAGAAAGGTTGAAGGATTATATCGACAAGTGTTTCGGTCGTCTTGAAGCTATTGTTAAAAAAACCAACGATTGTATCAGTAGTGTAAGTGAAGAACTTGATGGTTTTATGAGTAATTCTCAGGATGATTTTTGCTCTATTGAGAAATCTCTTGAAAGAATAGAGAAAGATGGTGTTGGTAGTGGAAAAGGTATCAGCGAGAAGACATTATTGTCTGCCATCGAGATTGTATCAAAACAGAAATAGTTGAGAATATGAAGAAGAAAGGATATTATGAATACGACCCTGTTATCTATCCGAGATTGTTATGTGTCGCTATTGGCATGAGCCAAGAAGACGCCAATAAGTGTTTTGAAGGTAGAAAAGGTGAGGTTTTGAAGGTTGATTTCTCTAATTATGACGCAATAACCTACGATATAGTTAGAGAAAAGGCGAATAAGAAGCTTTGTTCATTTATTAATTTTGCAAGCAAGGATTCTATGAAGATGAGGGTTTGTTGCCATGAAGCTTCTCATGCTTGCGATAACATCGAGAATGATATTGGTATGGAACACGGCGGCGAGCCTTCTGCTTACTTGATAGGTTGGATTGCGTCTTGCATCAACAAGGCTCGTTTGGGTATTGGAGATTTTATTGAGATTGAGAATGATGAAACTAATTAGCAAAGAAGAAGTGAAGAAAAACCATAAGGACATTCTTGGTTTGGATTTGTTGTTTGCGGAGAATTTTCCTCCATATAGTAGATTTTTGGAAAAATGTTTAAATACTTAAAATACATCATGTACGTCGGCATCTGTGGCTACGTGCATACAAAAGGAGAATAGCGTATGATTACATACATCCCATACGTTCCAATAGCACAACCGAAACCTCATTACGGAGGTGGAACGGTTATCCCTCTATATGTGTTACTTGCCGTATATATTGCGGTTCTTGTGTATACAATAATAGAATTTTACAAAAATAAATAGCTTATGAAATGTTATAAAGGAAATTTGTTTATCGCACCCGCATCATATTTTATCAAAAACCTCAAAGGCCAGGAAAAGAGAAAATTCGCAAATAAGGTCTTTCAATATGATGGTATGGTTTGCGGAATGGTTGAAGAAATCAACGTTGAGAACACGCGGTTCTTGGCATCATTCAAAGCTCCAGACGAAAACTACGTAGATCAAGTAGTAACTCTATCAATAGACTGTTACGGAGCTGATTTGAGCAAATTTCACCGCGTAAGAAGTGTCAAGAAAATCAATTTCTTCAACTTTCTAAAAATTAAAGAGCAGGATATTATAGACATAATTAAAAATAAAGATTATGATTAAGAAAGAAGATATTAAGGTTGGGCTGCGATTTTACATCACACGAAATGATTGCTTAAAATGCAATTTTGACCCGATAGGTATTCAGGACGGCAACACCCCTATTCTGTTCAATGCCGAGAGAAAGGATGCTGATGTTTATATATGTACATCTGTTAGCACAGATTACAAGTATTTCGCTCATTTTCGCGAGAAAGATATTATGATGTTTGGTACAAAGTTCGATATAGTAGCACCAGTTGTGCCGATAATCATAAAATAGATATAAATTCCGACATTGAAATGCATGGAAATATTCTCAATAACTTGCATGATACATACATCAAGAAAAATCGTGATTATGGGAATGCTTTTTCCGAAATGTATGATGAGCTTGGTATCAACTACGGCTACGGAAAGATACGAGAGAAAGTGAATCGTATCAAGACGTTGAAGGACAATGAAGCGCAAGTTGCTAATGAGCCATTGGAAGATGCTCTTCTTGACTGCGCTAACTATTGTATTTTGACATTGATGGAATATCAAAAACGTAAGGAGCATGGAACAGACTGAATATACTTGTAAGGATTGCGTATTGATGAATGATGAAGATTTTGAGTTCCCATATTGCATGGGTAAAAACTCATATACATACGTAAACCCTGACGATGATGCTTGCGGAGACATTATTCCGCTGGTATATACGTGCAAGGATTGTTTCTTCTTTAAGGAAGGCAAGTGTTGCCACCCTACCGAGAAGAAGTTTGCTTCAGAAGAGAATCCTTCTTGCACAGATTTCGAGTATAAGGAAATAAAAGTTGAACTTTAAAATATTGTTATCATGGCATTACCATTTGGAAAGACTATCAAGACAAGACACTTCACTGTACTGAAGTTCAGTAAGAGCTTGTCTAAGAAAGAAGTTGCTTCACTCAGAGAGGATATCCCTGCTGAGATCAAGAAGCATTTACAGAGAGGCTCGCTGCCTTTCATCAAGATTGCGAACATTGCCGGCACATGGGGAATCGAGTACTCTATCGGTACATCAATGTACGCTGCGCTCGATGAATGTGTTCCTGTGGCTGTAGGAGACCATTACGAGTTCTCCAAGGATAATGGAAACATCATCGAGGCATTTGCCCAGCTTATGTATGCGGATACATCGTTGCCTGGCGATGCAGAATACACGGCAGGTAAGCTGAAGCTCCGTGACGAATACCTTGCTCGTGAGGCTGCGAGACTGAATGCTGCTGCCGACGAGGGTAAGACAGAAGAGCAGCTTCGCAAGGAGAGCGATGATGCCGTACAGGAAGTCATCGACCGCGATAAGCACGCCGAGACTATTCTTGAGATGGCAGAGCAGATTAAGAAGGAAGGAGGCAAGGATGAGCGATAAATTGCTTGAGGTCGTTCAAGACCATACTTCCCTAGTACAGGCACTCCAGTTTATTTTGGAGGCCGCAGAGACGAAGAAACTGCCATCATACGGAGTTCTTCCTACGTTTAATGACGATATGCTTGAAGATCAGGTGCGAATTGCGCTTGAACTCATCACCGGAGAGAAGTATCCCTGATTGAATTTACATTTTTTCTTCTAACTTATATATAAAAGCGAGGGGCAGCATCTGTGAAGACACTGCCCCTCTTATTAACCAAAATTTCGAATTATGATTCACAGAAAGAATCTGTAAACATAAGACTGTTTGCAAAGGTAATCTGTTTTGCTGAAATCCTAGTAAAACAAAGTTACTTTAACACGAATTTAACTATTTCTTCTTCTTTTGGAATGTCGCCTGGCCATTTTTAAAGATAATGCAGTCCTCGCAGCATCGTGGCATCGACAGAGGAATGTAGTAATGGACCACATTGTTTTCCGTATCAATCTCGTCCTGCTTAATCTTAGAATAGTCTGCTATCATGGCTGTCGTCTTTTGCCACTCTGGAGAGCCAAATTTCTGCTTTCGCTGAGCGATAACGAGGTTTCTAAGAATCTCTTCCTTTGAGGTAGCCTTAATAAGCTCCTCCTGGGTGAGTTCGTCGCTATTCTCATTCTTCACTTTCTTGCCCTGCACCTCTGCGATTCTCTTCTGAACGGACTCTTGGGCTTCAAGCAAGTTCATCTCGTTTTCGAGGAAGGATTTCTCCCACACACCTATTCCTTCTCCCTGAAATGCGATGGCCCAGCTGTCACGAACAGACATACCTGAACCACGGAGGCTGGCGTAGATGTAATAGCGAGGGTCTTTCATCTTGAGTGCCTTCGCTTTCTTGTATGTATCGACGGATAACGTGTATCCTTTTGTTTCTTCAATCATAATCTTATTTCTTTTTATTATCCTTAAATGCAAATACTGTGTAGCAACAACATGAAACGTGGAATGGAGGGTATGGATCTTTGAAAGAATGGAGTCCGGCATCGGCTTCGTTTTGACAAATCAAGCACGGGAAGTCGCTTCCTCTCTTGACATAGAATCCGATAGCCTTATTCTCCTGCCCATACTCCTGCTCTGCCTGTCCCCACGCTAAAGCAATCACTTGAGAAGCGTTTCTTACGATATTCTGATAGGCGTTCTTGTAGTAACCTTTTCCATAAGAAGGAACATCGATGTTAATATCCTTTCTCTTCGCTTTGGTGATGACTGATGCGTGATATGGGTCCTTGTAGCCTGTGCGGATGGAAGACAGGAGCTGCTGTTCTGAATATCCCATCAGAGTTCCTGCCTTAATCATTCTCACGATGTCTTCCGCAAAGTTTCCGAGATAGACAGCGTTTCTTTCAGATGTCGTCTTTCCGTAGATGTCGCTGACGAGAAACGATTCGATGTTCTCGCTGTCAATCCCGAGAATCTTGCATGAAGCCTTAGAATAAGCAGAGATGTAGCTGTTGATACTCTCCTCTGCCTCAGCAGTAACATTCTTGGCGTAAGAGAGCAGGGCTGACTCGTTTGTGAGCCTGCCCGCGCCTCTGTATCGCTTACTTGCGGCAATTATTTTCTGTGTCGATTTCCAGAGGATATCAGCAACATGGTCCTCGCAGTTTCGGATTGCCTGCAAGCGCTTTCTGCTGTAATCGACAGAACGTTTTAATTCATCCATAGGCTATTAATGGGTTTGGTTGTAGTGCTGCCAGTTGTTCTCATTCGGGGCGTTCCGATTCTCGTCCCATTTGGTTCCAGACTTATTTGGGCGTCCAGCTCCGCGACCCGTACGTACGTTTCCACTACCTCCATTCTGAATATTCAAAGTAGCTTTCTGCTCCTCGATTGCATTTTGAGTTTCGTTATCCGCACGTTGCATATCCATGAGGAGGTCCTGCTGGTCTTCCTCCTTCTTCTCTCGCATAATGCGGTCGTATTCGTCGTTGACAGGGAAGTCTGGACAACGCTCAGATGCAGTCTGCTTTGAGAGGAAGTTGTTCTGAACCGCTGTCGCTAAGTTTGTTATTATTTCAGATTTATTCTGATGCACATAGATTTCCACCCAAGCGTGAATAGGAAGACCGGTCATAGTGGCCATGCAGTTTTCTTCAACTCCGATACCATACTTTGAGATACGAACAAGTTGATCCAGGAACGGATGCATCTTCTTAGCATCGTTCTCTGCAACCTCGATGGCAGGAGAATAGAGCAGCTTAATGGCAACGCCCGGAAGGTCACCCGACTTCAGCTCCGGTGGCTTTACTGTGAACGAAAGCTCATAGATGAGATCATACGACTTGTTGAGCTGTGTCGCAAATGCATTGGAAGCGTCTGTTCCGTTAATAAAGTCAGCATCACCATTCGTATCGGTAATCTGAATCATCTTAGCCGCTCCGTCTGTATCTCCAACAACGGTAATGTCGTCACCATCGCCCTTCAACTTCATTATAGGGAAGGCGTAAGCCTTGTTGTTCTCGCAGAGATAAGAGAAAGCTTCCTCGTAGTCCTCGATGTTCTTCTGTACAACAGACCAGCATGGTCCGTCATCGTTTCTTACGTATGCAACAGGGATAAATGGGAAGCCGTGAGCTTTCTCTTCAACGCAAGTGTAGTCGTCGATTCCGAATATCTTGGCAATTCTCTTGATAGTCTCCTTAACCCTGCCTTCGTTAACTTGCTTCTTGAAGCGGTAGAATGTCTTGTCATCCCACACCTCTACCCATTCAATCTTTTCATTACCTTCCTCGTCGAAGTCGTAATACTTGCGAGCAAACACAACGAGTTCACCAGTAAGAGGGTCGAACTGGGGATACAATGTGTCTCCTCTATCGAAAGCCAATGTGCGAGTACCGAATTTCTTGTTTTTATCGAAGAATCCGACTACAGCAGCCTCAGCAACCTTCATGTACGAACTTACGGCCTCATAGTGACGAATCTCCATATCGCGCATATACCATCCCTTCTTGAACTTGGCAAGGAGATTAATATACTCTTCCTGTTTCTTCATCTCAGGATCACCGGCAAGCTCAAACTGAATATCGTTACCTGTCATGTGGAGAACGTGCTTCGTATGAATAACCTGCTGAAAAGCAAATGCCGTTCTTTGAATCTCCTGGACATACCATTTCCCGTCTTCCGGGTTCTTTCTCCAGATGTCAGGGTAGAGATCCTTGTCGAAGATTTTGTGGGACGTAGGATAGAACTCACGAAGGAAGTCCTTCTGAGTCTTAATCACTCTGTACAATGTATCTTGCGGCATCTGAGGGTCTTCATTATCGGACACCTCGTTCCCGCAATAGCCATCGTGGTTCATGTACCCCTTTGGCGTGAGTTCAAAGAAAGGCTTCTTTACCAGAATCTTTCTGAAATTTGTTACCTTGATAGCATCCATAATCCTTTTACCTTTTTATTTTTCTTTTTTGTTAAACTGAATATCATTACATAGAACCAAGATTCAAAGAAGTCAGGCGAGTGCCCGACATATTTCTTGGCAATCTTCTTAGGTAATAGCTTAAATCCCCTATCATCGCTATTCTCGTCACGTCTGAGCATCTTACGCTCCTTCTGAAGGATCTGTCTGAGAGGAACCTTGTCGAATCCGTTTCCGGAATACTTTCTTTCAAGCAGGGCTGAGTCGATGGAAATCTGCTTCTCTTTTATCATCTTATAGAAAAGGAATGCACACTGGGATTTCAAGTCCTTGTAAAGGTATTTGATTCCTTCCTCTTCCTGATGGCTCTGAGCGATAGGTGCGGCCTGGTTGTTGAATGGGACGGCATCCTTGAAAAATCCCTTGAAGTACTGACCGATACCCTGCATATCGTAAGTGAAGTTGCATTCTTCTACACCCCACTCTCTCAGCTTAGCCTCAACTACCGAAACAAGAGTCTTTGGGTCCAGCCTCAGAACAACCAAGTCTTTGCAGTGCCATCCTTCCCAGAGCCACATCACGAAGTTATCGCCGCCGGTGAATGCGATATCGGCAGAAGCTCTGCGCTTTCCGTCTCCTGTTTGTTCTGAGTTGTCGTAGATTTCATCAAGGTCTTCCATCTTGATCATGTCATCTCCGGCAGCTTTCCAGTTCCAGTTAGCTTCCAGGTCTCGCATACGCTGTTCCTCGTCCTGCTGGGCAAGGTTGGCGAGATATGACGCATCTGTAGAGATAAGCTTGATGTTCTCAGATACATCTGCACGGATGAATGTCGCTGACTTGATGAACATTTCGAGCTTTGTGTATCCAAGTTCCTCGTAGCTGTCCTTCCAGAGGCTATCGATGATGCCCTTGCACTGTTCGTATACCTCTTCTCTTGTGTTACCCCAGTAGATTGAGTCCGGTGTATCACCATCCATGAAGCAGTATCGGATAACTCCATCTCGCTCCGGTATAATGTATCCATTCTCGTCAACCCACCAGTCAATGAACTTTCTCACCCAAGATTCCGGGTCCGGGTTACAGGTAATCCAGAAGCGGTTTCGGATATGCGCTGCATTTCGGTTGTTGGTCAAGAGGTACTTGAACTTCTTGTATGGACACTGAGTACCCTCATCGATGCAGACATAGGCATACTGGCGACCCTGGAATCGTGTCTTGAAGTCCTGATAGGCTCCAGCATAGTACGAGAATTTGAGCCATCCTCCGTTATCGAAGTTCCAGGTCATATCATTTTGTGACTTATTGTAAGTTCCAAATTGGGAGAACAATTTATAAGAGTCTGTCACTAAGGACTGTAAGTCGTCTTTTTCGTTACGAAGAATTGTTGCATGAAAATCTGGATTTTTAATATCCTTCAGAACTTCCATTAGGGAAGAGAACGATTTTGAGCCACCTCGCGAACCGCCAACTATCTTAATATCAGCGTCTATAGACAGCATGCGTTCCTGACCGCCACGCTGAGCTATAATCTTCAGCTTGTCGGGATGCTTCTTGTCGGCGTCTCTTAATGATTGGATATACTCTTGAGTGTAAATAGGCTCTCCGTTATCCAATTTTAATCCTGAAAATACATCTTTCTGCATAAATATACATTTATTACTGCAAAAATATACAATTTTTCTTTGATAATTGCATATTTATTCATATATTTGCAAAACAAAAGGTATATTTATACGTTTTCGAGGTGGAGGGACCACTTTCGGGATAACATTTTTAATCAAAAAACAACATGACAAGAGAGGAACTCTTAGCATTAGTGAACAAGGAGGTTGACACCACCAAGTTCAAAGAACTTAGCCAAAAGACCATCAATGAGGAACTTGATGATGTTTTGGAAGATTTCGGTGATGACGAGGAAGCAAATTCCAAGTTGGTTACCAAGTTAGCAAACCGTCTGAAGCGTATCAACGGCAACTTGCACAAGAATATCTCTGACGAGGTAAAGAAGAGTAAGGAGGAGGCTGAACGCAAGAAGAAGGAAGAGGAAGAGGAGCGCAAGCGTAATGAGGTTAACAAGGGTGACGATCCTGACGACAAATACAACGAGCTTCTCAAAGAAATCAAAGCCCTCAAGGAAGCTAACGTAGAAAGAGACAAGAAGGCTGCAAGGAAGGCGACCATCGAGTCTGTAAAGGCAGGTTTGAAGGATAAGTTCGACAAGGCAAACCTTGAAATGAAGAACTACTTCCTCAATGCTGCAATCGCAAAGCTGGAGATTCCGGACGAAGATGCCAACATCGACGACCTGGTTTCTAAGGCTGAGAAGATCTACACCGCAGAGTACAAGGAGGCTACCGGTGAAAACGGTATTCCTGCAAAAGGCAGTCGCACGTCTAGCGGAGGCACGTCCACAGATGATGACAAGTTTATGGAAGAAGTGGCCGAGCGTCGAAAGAAGAGATTCGGCGGTGGAGACAAGAAGTAATTTCAGGATAACAATTTTAAAAAGGTAAAAAGATTATGGACAACACTTCTATTTCCTACATGGAACAGATGGGTACTCGTGGTATGCTGAACCACGGCGCAACCATTGTTCAGACAGAAGGTAAGGTCGGTGGAACCCGATACGTGTTTGCTGGCCTTGAGGCACTCATCAAGAATGCCTTCGTTCACCCACCTATTGGTGGTAAGCTTGTCAACCCATTCAAGGGCCAGGCTAAGATTTATGCCGGTGACTTGATCGAGCACGACCTTGGCTTTACAGCAGGCAACGATGGTCCTGGTGCTACCATCAAGATTCTGAAGGCTTACGGCGTGGCAAAGGCTACCGCTGCGGCTACAGACACAGACATCTACATCGTTCGTAACGGCTTTGTTCACATCCCGTTCCCTGGCGACACCATCATGGTCGGTCAGAAGGACTTTAAGACAAAGGCAAAGGGTGTGACTGTGACCGCCGTGGAGGCAACCACCGATACATCGGTAGGCGACGTATGGAAGCTGACCCTCTCGGAGACGCTTGGAACATTGAGCGCTGGCGACGTGCTGGTGGAGGCAGAGAAGGCAGGCGCGAGCGTGCTGCCTATGGTAACCAACCCTAACTGCTTTGCTCCGAGCGACAACGACTTCCCTTATTTTGATGCCGGCGGCGACAAGTACCACAAGCCTCGTACAAACATCAACTTCTGTATGTTGAATCCAGACTGCGTTATGTGGCTTGACCGTATGGGTCCTGTTCCTCCTGCTGTCAAGGCGATGAACAAGTCACTCTACCCAGAGTTCTGGCATATTTAACCTATTGTATAACGTAAAAAGATTGATTCAGGATTATGGCAAAAATTGATATTGGTGTCGAGCAGCTTGCGAAGTTCTTCACTGGTAAGGGTAACAACACTTACCTTCAGAAGTTCGTCAATCGTGACGGCGTACTTCGCTGTAACAACGGCTGGTATCTGACACAGGGTGACATTGATCCAGATCTCACCCCTACATCTAACAATGGTGATGCAACCTTCAAGGTTCGCACACGTACATTGAACCCTGCAACCTTGATGAACCTCCGTGCTCCTCTCGGCGAGGGCTATCAGAACGACCATGAGGGTATTGAGTGGTACACCGCTTCAATTCCAGACTTCGCTGCTGACGGCTTCCGTGAGACTGCGACAGAGCGTTACCACAAGATGAAGCTTCTCCAGGATGAGTTCGGCAACGACGCTGACCTGGTTGATGCTTACCTCGACAAGGTACAGGTATTGTACGACTCACTCGACATGACTATGACCTACATGTCAGCCCAGTTGAGTTCGACAGGTTTCATCGACTACGACAAGATTGGGCGTGGTATCCAGGAGCCTCTGTATGACGCAAAGGTTCCAAAGGAGAACTTCAAAAAGGCGGGTACGCTTGCCTGGAGCGATCCAAACTGCGACTTACTTGAGCAGATGCGCAAGTTTGAGGAGGATTGGCGCAAGGAGAACATCGAGTACCGCAGTGTACCTCTCGTATGGCAGATGACCAAGAACGACTACAATAACGTATTCTTGAAGAACAAGCAGATTGCTGAGTTGTACAAGAGCTGGGCGAACGCTAACTTTGTGGCAGTTTTGCAGAACTACGGTCCAAACAACGCAATGTTCTTGAAGTCTGTTGTTGACCTCAACGGTCTTTCTCCTATCGAGATTGTCGATGAGGTTGAGCACAACAAGCGCTTCGATGGCACAGTTACAGAGATTCGTGGTTGGGCAGACGGAACAGTTGTTCTTCGTCCTGCTGGCAAGCCTTTGCGTTTCATGCGTAAGGAGATCCTTGACAAGCGTATCTTTGACACCCTTGGCAACAAGCTCATTGATGTGGCTTGGGCGCAGACCAACAACAAGCTTGGCTTGCTGCGTAACATGATTACCGCGAACGGTCTCTACCAGGAGTTCAAAACAGACTTGTTCCTCGCTTCTGTTCCTGCTATGCTCGATTCTCCTTACCGTTGGATTATCGACATTACCAAGAAGGGTTAATTCTTTAACGTAACAAGATTGTATGACTATGGATTCGGAGATGAACATTTACACTGTGAACGACTACCTTATTAATAAGGTGAAGTTCGAGATGCCGATGAAGGCTCTGTTGGGCATCATGCACGACAGGGAGCTTGAAAACGGCATCGACCTCGAAGCCTGCGACAAGGACAAGGTAAGACTTGCCTATGCCGACATGCTGAAATGGTTTGTTCTTGGTCCGAGCAAGGCGAACAACACCTCCGATTCCGATAACGGATGGACTCATTCGGGAGGTGGCTATGATATGTCGGACAACGACAGGAGCGAGATGAAGGCAGAGGCTAACGCTATCTATGCGGAGCTGGAGCCTGATTCGATGCTCAAGAAGAAGTCCACCTTCCGGGTGACCTCCCACGGAGTAAAGAGGGCGAATTATTCTCCTTGGGGAGAACCTCTCCCTCACATCATCAAATAAGGCGTATGGAAAAGGAAAACATCAGAAACCCAAGATACCCTCACATCATCAAGATCGTGAGGAAGGTCGTCGGAAAAGCCGACCCTGGTGACCCGTTTGCCGATGATGATGCTCCAGTTGGCGAAGACAAGGAAATCACTCTCTACTATGGCGAAGGCCGCAGCTACACCGATACTACTACAGAGGGAGACAAGAACGTCGACCAGAACAAGAGGAAGGCATCGATTCCGGTCAGATATGACGAATGGGATGCTGACAGATGTCCTCTTGACGGCGACACCATCTACTCCACTGTCGGTAACAACACCGAGGTAGGTATGGTAAAGGACTGCGAACCGGATAATAACAGGACTGTCGTTTATTGGAATCTCACTAGGGTTTAGGTTATGGCAAAATACTTTAGCGGAAAGCGTCTGTCTCTTGGAGCGCAGTTCGAGCATCAGATTAAACCAAGAGTCGAAAAGCTGGCGTATGACAAGATGCTTGCGATTATGCAGGAACTTGCTCACAGAACCGTCAACTATTTCAAAGAGAACAGGACGTTTTACAACATCACCGGTAACGCATATACTTCGTTCTATGCAGCAGTGTATTACAAAGGAAAGCTCATTTACATGGTGCGTGCCTCGAAGGGTGAAAAAGCACCAACGAGAGTAACCCTGGCGGAGGGAGAAAAATATAATCTCCCGTTCTACTACGACGGAGGTGAAAACAAAGGCTATACCGGTAAAGTCGGTGGTGGTCACCAATGGGGTCCTAACCTTATCTACGGACGTATCGGAAAGGTGAAATCTACCGGGAAAGACTGGGCACTCGTTGCGATATGTCCTGTTGAATATGCAGTATTCGATAAGGAAAACCGCATTTTCGAGACAGTTTACAACACATACGAGTCTCTTCCGGATATGTTCGATGCCTGCGTAGTGTACGCCAATAGTTCAACTTTTAACAAACTGTAAGCTATGGTAGATATCAAGCAGATATATTTCGACTTAGGAAACGCAGTAAAGGGTATATGCGACAAGGTGTATCCCAGGAATCGTCCTAAGGCCGTGGATACCAAAATAGGTAGCTACATCGTCGTAAATGCTCCGTACACAATCAGAAACAACGAGATGAACTACGATGGCTCCTACAACTACTATACTACCACTATCCAGATAGAGGTGTATGTAAGAGATAAGGCCTCCTCGGCGAATCCGAATGGTTTCAGTCCTGCGGAAATGGATAAGAAAGTCAAGGCGGTCCTCGAAAGATTCCCGATTTCTACAGACAACATCATCGTTACTAGACCGAACGTTGCTATCCAGGCTGACGACGGCGCAGGTTTTTCCGTGACAATCATACAGGGAAGGTTACGTACTAGATAAGTATTCAGGTATAACAATTTAAAATATTTTAGATTATGGCTATGACAACTATTGACAAGATGAAGGACATTTTCAATGGTCCTAAAACTCTGCTCTACTCAAAGGCTATTACCGATTTGAGCAAGGCTTCAGTTGACATCACACCAGAGATTGAGCTTCCTGTTGAGGTTGATTCTCTTAAGGCAACCATGGAGGATCCTACCATCAATCACTACAAGGTTATCGGTCTTGCCGGTGACTGGGCAACTACCGCAGAGCTCGGCGACTTCAATGTAGAGTTCGTTGTTCCTTCAAAGGCAAAGGACCTGCTGAAAATCATGTTCGGCGAGGATGCAATCACAGAGTTGACCAAGGTTACCTTGAAGGGTACTGGTGACGCGACTCTCGATGCTACTACCGGTTTTACCGGAGTTGCAGTTGAGCCTAAGAAGTTCAAGATTAAGGGTACTATCGTCATCGTTGACGATGAGAAGGAGAACCTTATGATTGTGACAAACATTGCCCTCTATGCAACGTTGCAGTGGGATGACACTGGTTCAAAGCCAGTTGCATTCAAGTTCGCCGGTTCTATCGAGGGCGCAGGCATGCGCAGCATCGCTTGGCTTACTAAGGCTCCAGGTGCTGGTGAACCAGGCATTGGCGGTTAATCAAGAGAAAAGGCTTCTTTAGGTAATTAGATTCAGGATAACAAACCGTTGGGCGGCAGGCTAATCAACAGCCGTGCCGCCCTTCTTCATTTAATAGCATACAATCATGGCAGAAGAAAAGAAAATAGAGCAGCCTTCAGTGGACTTGCAGGAGTTGCTTGACAGCGTGCTGCACGACGAGCCTACCGAGTTCGTGTTCCGTGGAAAGAAGCACAAGCTCGGTTGGCTTCGCAAAGGAACCATGAGCAGGTGTTCCCACATCAGGGCAAAGGAGAAGAACGAATGGAAGCGCAACGTCAAGATTTGCGTCTGCATTCTCCTCAACAACATCTGGAAGATACGATTCCTGTATTGGATCTACTGGCGTTGGCTCTACTATATCAAGGATGTGGATGTGGTAGAGGTCCTGAGGGTCCTCGATGTTTCTAAAAAAAAAATTCCATCGAACGCATTCTCACTGGCTACCATATTAGCGACCGGGATGACGGACGTGATGATGACGATGACGAGGAGCGAAGCAAAAGCTATCCAAGCAGAACCAGCTGGGGAGCAGCCTTCTCGCTAGCGGAGAAGTTCGGTTTCCTCTTTCAGCGCAAGTACTTCATTGCAGCCTACGACTACTGGTGGGGCTATTCATCGGCACAGATTGACCTCATGGTTGCAGACCAGCCTCTTGTTGTCTATCCTAAGACCAAGAAGGAAGGTGGTCCAAAGAAGCACACCAAAAAGGAGATGGATGACCTCTACGACAGGTGGGTGGAGAAAAAGAAGAATGAGGGAAGCCTCATTGGCAAGAAGATAAGTCTTGCTGATTACTTAAACAATAAACTCTAATTTTAAAATATTCAGGATATGGCAGGTGGAAATATGGGAGACCTCAGTTTCTCGCTCACTCTCAAATCGAGAATTGAAGAGGAAACCAAAAAGATTACCAAAGAATTAAACAAGATTGATGCTACTGGTAAGCAGGCGCAGAATGCTTTGGAAGCAATATCCGAAGCAACAAAAGGTATTGGAGATAAGGGAGGTCGTAGTTTTGAAAAGCTAAACAACTTCGTTAAAGAATTACGTCGTAACATTGGCGTATTTTCAAGCGAAGATTTCTTTAGTTCGAAAAAACTCCAGCAGTTGGAGTCTGTCCAGGACGGGTTGTACAAAATAGGACGCATACTCGGAGAGGTGTCTAAGGAAGGTGCTGGATTCAACATATTCCCTAACAGCGTTGCCACTGAGGCAAATAAGGCAGAGAGAGAACTTCATAAGTTATCTTCTATTATTGACGAAATCAACAAACGCCATGGTGAAGGAATACAGATGTTTGGCGTCGATTCAACGAACAACATACGTCAATCGTTGTCAGAGCTGTCTAAATACAGGACTGAATTAGAACAGATCAGGAATAACGGAGGTATTCATCCTATCACAGGACTCACAGCATCTGATGTCGTAAAGAGTGCCGGATATCTCAATGCTATAGATGAAGCAAAGACTTATGCTAAAGTTGTAAAGAATGCTATCTTAGAAAGATACAAGACAGAACAAGATGCTGAGAAAAAGCGAAAGAAAGACGAGGCAGACGCAGCACGCGAGGCAAAAGCAAATGAGAAGCAGCGTCAGAACGAGTTGAAGAACACCGAACGCCGATACGATTCTCTCGGCAACAAGGTTCGTCAGCTTCGTTCGGAATACAGCAGGGGTATCTCTATCGGTGCAGATGTAAGCAAGACGGAGGCTGAAATACATAGACTCATTTCTATAATGAGACAGCTGCAAAATATAAAAGACAGCCTTTCGTCTCCTATAGGATGGAAGGGTTATCTTGGCCAGCTTGGCAACATCGGTAGCGGTCATGATACTACATTAGCTTCGAGAGTTCTTCAAGACCAGAAAGCAGTAAACCGAGAGGTTCAAAGAGGAATTGAACTTGAACAGAAGCGGCAACAGGAGATTGCTCAAACGGCTGCAAAGGTTCAGTCTGATTTGGTCCGCGGCTTCGAGAGAGCCAACAGTCATGCAGGAAAGCTGAATTCAACCGTACAGGATTTGAAGTCACTTTTCTTGCAGGGAGGTCTTGTGTTCGGCGCACAGCAGTTCGCTATGAGCATCATCACTACTGGTGGTGAGATGGAGAAGCAGCATATTGCTCTCCAGTCAATCCTTGGTGATATGCAGAATGCGAATACAATGTTCAATCAGATTAAGGAACTCGCTCTTAATTCGCCATTTACGTTCTCTGAGTTGAACCGAGATGTTAAGCAGTTGGCTGCGTATGGAGTTGAGTACGACCAGCTCTATGACACAACCAAGAGGCTTGCGGATATGTCTTCCGGTCTTGGTGTTAGCTTTGACCGTATCGCATTGGCGTTTGGCCAGGTACAGGCTCGCGGTTGGCTCGATGGCAAGGAACTTCGTCAGATTGCATACGCCGGCATTCCTTTGCTTGATAAGTTATCAAAGTTCTACTCTAAGCAGGAGGGTCGAAATGTCTCTACATCAGAGATTAAGACTCGTATCTCTAACAGAGAGGTAAGCTTCGATGATGTGAAGTCTATCTTTTGGCAAATGACAGATGCAGGCGGTCAGTTCTACAATATGCAGCAGGTTCTGAGTGAGACTCTGCTTGGACGTTACAATAAATTGAAGGATGCCTGGGAGATTATGCTTGCCGAGTTTGCGAGTGGTGATGCGCTCGTTGGTAAGTTCTTCAAGACCGCCATTGATGGAGCAACTGCTCTGGTTCAGTCCCTGCACACTCTTGCGATGCCTATTGGCGCAATATTCGCAGGTTACGCATTCAAGAAGATGGCGGCAGGCAATACGGCTTCCAGCTTTCTTTCGAATAAGGCAAATCTCGCATCTGATATTCAGAATAAGGTGTTGCAGGGTCAGGCACTAACACAGATAGAGCAAAGGATTCTCGCGACGAAGAATCAGATTACAGGAGCAGACCTGAGAGCACTGGCTAACGCTAGAGCATTGACGACCGAGAAGCTCAATCAGTTGCGATTATCTGGCAAAATCACAGCCGAGCAATATAGCATATATAGAGGTATTGTGCTGAGACAGACCGGCGAGAAGACTATTAGGATGGAAATGTTGCGCACATTAGCGACAATGCGTTCTATGTCTCTTACTACCACTTTGTCTTCTGTAAAGAATGTGTGGACAGGATTCCAGGCATCGGCTTTGGCTGCATTTAGAGTTATAGGTACAGGAGCTAAGACTCTTGCAGCTGGAATCTGGTCAGCTATAGGAGGTTTACCTGGCCTTATCATTACTGCTGTTACTTTTGGCATTACATACGCTATCAGTGAATATCAGGAGCTCAGTCAAAAGATAAAGCAGACTCAGGACGAGATTGCCGACAAAAACAAGCAGATAAGAGATTTTCTCCGTGATAACAACGTGAACATTGCAATATCCGGTGGCGACACAAAGGAGATTGACAATATGATTGATAGCTACAAGGAAAAGTTGAAAGAACTTGCCCCTTATAGTTACAAGAATATGCTGATGACGGCAGAAGAAAAGAAAAGTCACGCTGATCGTCTTAAGTATCTTGAGCAAGAGATTAAGCTGCTAAAAGAAGCCAATGATATTGCTAGCGCAAAGCTCAGCAACAGAGGCTATTATTCGGATTTGAGTGATGCAACGGAAGATGTTATTGATGCCTTCAAGAAGAGAGAAGAGATGCGTGTAGCAGCTATGGCCTCTGACGCTTCCACGGGAGATAAGGAGTTGTATGCTAATGAAACTGCATACGACAACTATATAGAATCACTAAAGAAGGAGCTTGCGAAGAGGTTCGGCGATATCGGGAAAGATGAAAAAATGCGTGAGGCCGCGATGCAGGCTATGAGTGGTATATTCTCCTCAATGGGTATTCCAGAGGATAAGGCTGATATTATCAGAACATCTATCTTACAGGCATTCGGGTGTGGGGACAAGAGTGCATGGCTACAGGCAGAGGTATCTAATAGTATGATTGCTTTGATTGATAAGTCTTTCCCGATGATTGGCGAGAAGATAAAGGCAAGTATTCCACTTAACGACGCGGAGAAGGCGAAGGTGAAAGAGCTGATGAATGATGCCAAGAACGGTCTCATCAGACAATATCCGGAACTGGAACGTACTCTTCAGAATATGCTTGCTGCATCAAACTTCCAGGCTGTTATCAGGCTCGTTCTTGACGGTGGCGAAAAGCTGAATAACTTGCAGAGTGAGCTTGTGAAAAGAATACCAAGCAGATATAGCGGTCTCATTATGAGCGAGACATCAGGAAAGTACAAAGCGTTTGCAGAAAAGTGGGGCAAAGAGGATAGCTGGTATTCCGCTAGAAATTCAGCGCAGTCTGATATTGATAAAGCCAAGAACGAGTATCTTTCTGCTAAGGCTTCTAAAGCAAAAAAAACCGATGAGCTCTATACGGCTTGGAAGACGGCAAAGCAGGCCGCAAAAGATTTGCTTTATTACGACTATGACGGAAGCGGAAAGAAGTCCAATAAGGTTCCGAAAGGGAAAAATAGAAATTCAGGTCGCAAAGAAGATAAACAGTTGAAGGATCTCCGTGATCGCATCGACTTGTATAAGAAAATGTACGCTGAAATCAAGAAGTTCAAGGAACTTTACGGTGAGGGTGCTCTCGGTCAACTAGCAAACGACGGAGAGTTTGAGGCTATCTTTGGTGACAAGAAGAGATTCCCTATCTCTGATTATACCAACTACGAGACTTCCATCAAGGAGCTCTTGAAGACTCTCCCTGCGTCAACGAAGGACAGATTGGACTACGCTGCAAACGAGAAGGCCGGTATTCAGACTGAAAACCGAAAGCTTCTTGAAGACCAGCGAAGAGATGAGCTGAATGTGCTCAACAAGCAGCTTGATGTTATATCCGAGCAGTATGAGACATACAAGAAGATATATGAGCTGACAGGAAACAAGAAGGGTTCAGAAAACATAGCTTTCGGAGGAACTGTTCAGTTTGATACATACAAGAGGTTCCTGGAGGCGCAGCTCGATATTGCGGTAAAGCACGACAACGTTCAGTCCGGACTTAACTTGACTACGGACGAGGTTAAGGGAATGAGTCTTGAAAATGTCAAGGATAAGTATGGCGAGGAGACTCGTGTTTACGATATCCGCAAAAAGCTGGAAGATGAGAACAATAAGATCAAGAAGGAGACCATCGACCTGATGGCTAGTCTGATTGAAAAGAATGCAACCATCGCCCAGCAGATTGAGGATGAAAACAGAAAATACGAGAGGCAGCTTGACCTCATCAAGGGCATCGAAGACCCACAGATGAGAGACAGAGCCAAGACCGGAGCCACAAAAACTCACAACGAGAATGTGGCAAAGCTCCAGTTTGAAAAGTTCAAGCAGGAATCTGATTGGGTTGCTATCTTCGATGACCTCGATAGGGTATCCTCGGCAACAATCAACTCGATGATTGAGAAGATTGACCAGTTCTCCATGACTACCGGTCTGTCTGTAGAATCCATCAAACAACTCAGAGATGCCCTAGATAAGCTCAGAAATGAGCAGATTAGCAGAAATCCGTTCGGTTTCATCTTCGGAGGAGTGAATCGTGGTAAGGCTATCGGGAAGTTCATAAATGAGCGTCTTGGCGGCATGGGCGATACTGCGAAGATATTCGTCACCAAGGAGGAGGCTTCTAGACTTGGTATCGCAGGCGGCGTAAGAACAAAGGCGAGTCTGAAGAATGATCAGCAGTCAGCGTACGCCGACTCGTCTAAAGCAATCTCTGAACTTGCGACGAAGATGCAGGCACTCAATACGGTTCTTGACCCGGTAATCAATCTGTTTAAGGCTATGGGAGAAGAGGATTCAATCCTTGGTCAAATTGTTGGTGGAGCATCAGGCGCATTCTCTTCGGCAGCAAGTACAGCTGGAGCCTTTGACACCCTAAGTAAAATGAAGGGTCTTGGATTTCTAGAGGGGGCTGGTCCATACGCGGCAGCCGCTTCCGCAGCGTTGAGTATTGGTGGTTCTCTCATCAAGGCATTCGGCGCAGACTACAGCAGTTACGAAAAGGCGAAGGCTGAGTACGACAACCTTACATCCATTTGGGATTCCCTCATCTCCAAGAAGACTGAGTATATGAATATCCATTGGGGTACTGAGGCCATAGAGGCATCCAAGGAAGCTCAGGAAATGCTCAAAGCCGAGATTGAGCAGACTAAGGTTATAGCCCAGAAGAGGCTCAACTCTGGTTCGTCTGCTGGCTCCCACTCCATCTGGTATCGAATGTGGAAGGGTTCGTACAAGTACAATGGTCAGAACTGGCGTGATGTTGCCGGCGATATCTCTTCGAAGTATGGCGTTCAGTTCAATGGCATGGAAGACATGCTTAACATGAACGCTGATACATTGTCGAAGATCAAGAAGGATTACACTGGTCTTTGGGCTAACATGGACTCAGAGTTCAGGGATTACCTGGAAAAACTCATCCAGTATGGCGAGAAGGCTGATGACATGATTGAGGCGGTGACTGAAAAGCTGACCGGTAACAAGTTCTCTGACCTGGTGTCTTCCTGGGGTGACGCAATGGCAACGATGGAGAATTCGTCAGATAATCTCGTTGAGCACTTTGAGGACAACCTGAAGAAGACCATCTTGAACTCCATGATTGAGAATAAATATGGAGACAAGATTAAGGCTCTTTTGAAGAAGACTCAGGGGTACGCTGAGAATGGTGACAAGATTAAGGATTCCAACGGAAATGTTATTTCAGAATACACAGGAGCCGAGTATGCCGACGTAAAGAACAGCACAGATGAGCTCTCAAAGCAGATAGAAGCTACTCGTGACTATCTTAAGAAAGTATATGGATGGTCCGACAACAGCAGTTCGTCATCAAGGAACTCAGTCAAGAGTATTACCGAGGAGGCCGGAGACTTGATTGCCTCATACCTCAACGCAATTAGGCTCGATTGCTCTGTCATGAGAGCAGAACAAGCTAAGTACTATCCAGAGATGAGTGAGATCGCGAAGTCTCAGCTGACACAACTCAATGCGATTGCTCGAAATACGTTACGCAATGCGGATGCGGCCGAGAGGATTGAAAGTATATTCGTTGAGTATAACGACAACTTCAATAGAGTTCTTAACGGAACAAAATCATTGAAGATGAAGTAATAATCGGGGGCGTGGATCTATTTCTGTGCCCTCTTTTGTATATTTATACATTTTTAATCGGATATCTCTTGCATATTTATGTATTATTTTGTATATTTGCAATTATAAAAAGTTGAATTAAGGTATGAAAGATTATTTCAGGATATACATGCAGAAGGAAGGCGATGGGAACGAGGTAAAGGACTCCATCGCCGACTTCGGTATGTACGTTAGCGAGAGTCCGTTCAAGCCTTGTGATTCTGTCAAGGAACCAGCGAAAAGGGAGTGGCACGATGAGCATGGTGATGACGAATATATCGGAAAGGATGGACTTTATATGGCAGCCTACGAGAATAAGGTTAAGTTTATGTTCCACGGTGAGGCTTTCGGCGCTAACGAGAAATGTAAGGCTTTTATTGATTACATCCGCAAGTCAGGCATGATGAAGATGTATTGCGACTTCAATAGAATCGGAAGACAGCATGTAAGACTTAAGGATATTGATCCAAACCTATATAGGGATCCGGATAACGAGGACTTGCTAGTCCTCTCTATTACTTTCAAGTTTAACGACCCTGTTACTGACATCAAGCCAATCATGGACGCACAGGGCAGTATTTCAAATTTAGGATAAAGACACATGAGTACTTGGAATATTTATCATAAGGATGGCTCGAAGCTGACAGACGTTAACGGAGAGCAGATAACCGTTCATGGATTGGAATACTCCGATTCTTGGATGGGTGAGTGCTTCGTGACTATCAATTTCAAGCATGAAGTGCCTATCAACTTTCAGATAGGCGACTATATTGTCTATCGTGGCGAGCGGTTTGAGCTCAACTACGAGCCGGGCAAAGATAAGCAGGCAAGACCTGACACCTACGGTGAGGGCTTCGTATATGACAGCGTAAAGTTCAATGCATTGCAGGATGAGCTTGCTAGAGCTGAATTCCTCGATGTGGTATTGAACGACAACGAACTCCACTACACCGCCCTACCGAAATTCCCATTCTACGTACAGACTCTGGACGATTTGCTTGACAGGATTCAGGCGAACCTCGACGAGCAGATTGGTAAGGGTCTTTGGAAGATTTACTCCAGGAACATGGAGCGTTCCGTGCAGCGTGGTGCCCTGGAAAGCGAGTGGATGTCAATGTACGGCGAAGGAACAAGAGATAACGTCATCGAATCGATGTCTATCACAGTGGATTCACAGACCTGTTGGCAGGCCCTTTCGCTTGTGAACGAGAAGTGGGACATAAACTTCATCGTCAGAGGAAGAAACGTATATGTCGGTACTACCGGAATACAGGCAAACCATATATTCAAGTACGGTCTCGGTGAAGGATTGTATGAGATTGTTCAAAACGCTGATTCCGACCAGAGTGTCGTTACGAGATTGAGAGCTTATGGTTCCGAAAAGAATCTTCCTTCCCACTACTATGCCGACCTAGGTGTAAAGTATGTGGCTAATATAACGAAAGTTGTTGAGGCAAGCACGAATGTTGAGCTTGAACTGGACATCGATTATATCGAGACGTATTTCAAGAATAAGAGGAAATACATTGTTTCCGGCGAGTCTCAGGAACAGTCTTTTGGTTGGGTTCTTCAGGTAACATTCGATTTCCAGACTATCATTACGGGTTATGTGACACAGGCGTACAACTCTAACAAATGCAGATTCTACTCTGAGCTAAAAGGAACTCAGGTTGATAGTGGAGATGAGGAATCAAAGGAGAAGCTGGATGCGTTCATTGCACAGGTTAAGGCAGGAAACACGAAGATGTATATCACATCCGGCCTCAACAAGAAGATCGTTCCTTCGTCCATGAAGGAATATGCAGAGAATCTCCCGAACAATATGTCAATCAACAGGCTTATGCTGCCAGGATTTCCTCATGTATCGCTGAGTGACTTCTATGATTCACTCACGGATGAGGAGAAGAAGTACGTGAACCCTACCGGGAAACAACACAGATTCTCTACTGACCCGCATAGACCATACATAGATTCCATCAACATCGATCAGATTGGTCTACGTTCGGCGTCACAGTTCTTTGATACTGACGACAAGACGAATGGAGTTATTGAAATCTACCCTACTATCGAGGAAATGGAAATCGGTGGCGTGCGTGTGGATGAGATTGATGAGGGTATTGCTCCTGATGATGACGGAAGATTTGGCGACAATGAAACAGTAAGGAATGTTGATATATACCTCAATAAGGCTATCGACTTCGATATCAACGACCTTAAGGATGATGACTTCTCTATCTCTATGAAGGATGGTATGTGCGGCGGACGAACATTCAAAGTGGCATCCTCAACCAAGGTTGATGGTAGATGGAGACTTACTATCGAGAGAATCAAGGACGATGCTCTTGAGCTTTGGTTTCCATACAAGGACTATCCTATCAGGAAAGGCGACCATTTTGTTCTTACCGGCATTACACTTCCTGATTCGTATGTCAATGCTGCGTCTTTGAAGCTCCTTAAGTACGCAATAGCGTATCTTGATAAGAACGACTATACAAGATATGTCTACCAGCCAAAGGTTGATGAGCTTTTCATGGCAAGACAGCATGACCAGACCAAAGAGGATACGACCGGAGCTATCAAGAGTCTTCATGACACGCTCAAAGCCGGAGACCTGATGGAGTTCGAAGATACGGATCTTAGCATTGGCGGTGTAATATCCATAGACCAGCTCACGATCAAGGAAGAAGATGGAAAGATTCCTACCTACGATATAACTCTTCGCGAGGATAAGGAGGTTGGAACTATCCAGAAGATGCAGCAGCAGATCTCGTCTCTTCAAAGCGGGAATGGAGGAACTGGTGCAGGCTTGACAACTACACAGGTCAAGAATCAGGTTGCGACAGAGGGAAGTAAACACTTTATTTCGAAGATAAATGATGATACCGCAAAGGGTACTATCACTTGGGAGAAGGTGCAGAAGTTCTTGAAAGGATTGAATATTGGCGATGGCAACGGCGCATGGTCGGCTGATGGTACTCTGAGTCTATTCAAACTCCTTACCAATAATTTTGACTCTGGTCCTTATGGTCATGGTGCGCAGATAGATGAGAAGGGCAACCTCGAAGTACAGTCTATCTATGCCCGTCAGTTCATATCAGCACCTAAGTTCGTTTTCAATGAGATTTCCGTAACCAAAGCAGAACAATGGAATACGAACGGATATGGTACAATAGAGAGCGTGGACGTGAAGAATCGTACCATTACCCTGCATCTTGAGGAGAACGATTACGGCTCTTTGCAAGTGGGCGATATTTGTCGTGGTATCTATGCCGACATTGACAATGCGCATGGAGCAGACAAGACAGAGGAAGGAGCGTTGGACGATTGCAACTTCGTTCAGCACAAAGGCTTCTTCACTACCTATTTCTACGTGAGTCATATCATCACAAGCGAGAAGGGTAAGTTCGTCTTCCAGTATGGCAAGAAAAGTTCTGTTACTCCAGACCCTTGCGCCTATATGGATTTTGCCCAATATGGTAGCTTTACTGATGAGAAGCGTCAGAGTAGCATGTATTTCTCTTCACGAGGAAATAGCTATATCGAAGTCTTGGACGGTGTATGTACATGGGAAGTGCAGCCGCAGAATCGTGTAGCAAGATATGGATGGTTGGGCGGTCTGGCACTTGTCAAGAAGGATGGCTCAATCGTGCGACCTGAAGGCAACGGTATCTACGTTCAAGATAATATCTACTTTGGCGGTAATATCAATTACCTGCAAGGTCTTTCGGGACTGGATGACTTGCGTGAGGAGGCGAAGGCTTATGATGTAAGTCTCTCGCAATATCAGAGTGTCATCACGATAGATGATATGGGCAATGTCATCAACGGTCTCTACACCGAGGATGAGGCGAAGACTACCAAGCAATACCGTATCTCTACGGCTGTATTCGTGCGCAAGGGAATGGATATATTGCTTGAAGAGGATGGCAATACTGAGGATGTGACAGCAGGTCATTATCGCGTGCATGCCGTGAGCGAAGACTGCGAAGTGATGGTACAGAACTCTACCATCTTTGTCACCGCTATCCGCAATATCAAGGACGGAGTGGCAGGAACAAAAGATGATGCCACCTTTGACTATGATGCGATGAGAAAGGCAACCGATGCGATGGTAACGATTGTGGTGGAGCTTGAAGGCAAGACCTCGAAGATGGTGCAGATGCCTATCCGCATTCAGCATGATACCCTGCCTTTTATGGTGTGCGACCTCAGTAACGAGAGCGCATCGGTGGCGTGGAATACCAAGACAGCTAAGTATATCGGCTTGCCTATCAAGACCAAAGTGTCATTGATGTATCATAACGAGCCATGGGCGATTTCCTCGCTCAATATCTCTAAGGTGGCAGGTTTAAAGACCTCAATGAGCATTGAGGGCAAGGCGAAGGTGATTACCATTGATGCGGATAACCTTACTGCCGATACCCTTGCTCAGGTTACGAAGATGAACATCACGGTTGTGGGCAGATACGCGGGTGCAAACTATGAGTATACAAGGGAGTTGACTATCCTCAAATCATCTGATACGGTCGTGTACGAGCTGATACCTTCTGCGGACAGCATCGTAGTGGATAAGGACGGAAACAAGACGGTCAATTTCGTGAGCTGCGATGTCTATGCAACATCCTCTGACGATAAGCGATACAAGCTGACAGCCCTTCCTGCTGGAATGTCGTTGAAATACGGAAAGAGCGAGAATGCTACTAAAGACTTGGCTCTTGGTGCTGGTGTTGATGTAACCTCAGACGACAAGATGGTTACTTTCGCTCTCTATGACAGTAATAATAACATGCTCGACAAGGAATCTGTTCCAGTGCTTGCGTATGGTAAGGATGGTAAGGGTATTGAGTATATCTTTAAGTTGCAAAACACAGCTCCTTCCAACCCTACACCTGACAACTATGCGACAAACACGGAATATCAGCGCACGGATAAGGAATTTGTTCCTAGCGGATGGACGGATGACCCTACGGGCGTGGATGCAGTGAACCAGTATGAATGGGTAAGCAAGCGAGTATCAACCAACGGTCGTTGGGGAGCATTCTCTGAGCCTGCGGAATATGCACACTTCGGAAAGCATGCCCCTAAGGCGAAGTCAGACGATGATATTGTCACTATACCGACAGACAGCGATGGCAATGCTCTTCTGGCATTCAGAGAGGAAGTTGGTTTTAGCCTTCTCGTAGATGGGCATGAATGTAATATCTCATCTATCCAAAAATACAGTTCTACGCTCAGTAATGTTTCTTGCTCTATCAGCAGCAATGTAGTTACAATAAAGTGCGAGGAAGGTGCTAAACTCGGTATTACCTCGCAGACCGTTGTCTTCAAAGTGACGGGCACGCTTGACGGTTCAACCTATATAGACTATGTGACCGTGAAGGTAGTACCTAACGTGACGGGTTCTGACGGAGATGGATATGAGTATATCTACTATCTCTCTTCGTCAAGCTCTGCATCGTCAATATCAACACCAAGCCGAAAAAACGGTAGTCTGACAATCGGTTGGCAGGATGACCCGATGGCTCCTACTGTAGATAAGCAATACGTGTATGTAGCATACAAGAAGGGAGTAGTGGGAAGTGATGGTACATTCTCCACACCGAAGCTCTTTAACCGTTATCCTAAGAGTATCTCTAAGCAGGAAACGAGGTTCTATACCAATAGTTCTTTAACTCCTGCTCCTCTTGCTACAACAATCTGGAATAATGGTTCTACCACCATGCCGACAGATTTCAATGATAGCAATCCTTGGCTGTGGAAGATTATCAGAACAACCTACACTGATGGCACTACGGACGATGTGGTTTCCTGTGAGGGATATAAGGCGAAGGATGGCATAGGCATTACAAGTGTAAACACATGGTATGGCTTGTCAAAATCCATGACTTCCCAGCCTAGCAGCTTCACTTATAATACCCTGTCTAAGGTCGTAATTGAGACACATGCAAATGATTATGTATGGAGTGCCGACAAGGTAACCTATACTAATAATGATGAAGCCTTCACTGGCATCTATTGCATTGGTAAGTGTTCAGACCTTGCATCGGTAACAGAGCAATATGGTACATCGGCATCCGACAAAGATAAGCCTACTTCATGGGACGATGCCTATCCTACTGATGCCTCTAAGGGAACGTACATTTGGAGTCGTGATAAGATAGTATGGAAAGACGGTAAAACGACTTATTCCGATGCACAGCTTATCGGCTATATCGCTACCGATGGTAAGCATGCGCCTAAGGCTTCATCTACGGACGATATTGTTACGATACCTACTGACAGTAATGGCAAGGCACTGGCAGCGTTCAGCGAGGATATTCATTTTAGCCTTCGTGCAGACGGAAGGGACTGTAATGTAAGTCAAGTTGTTAGAGACAGGGCAAATACTACTAATGTGTCTTATTCCATAAGTGGTAATACGGCTTCTATATCGTGTGCAAAAGGTGCGAGACTCGGCATGGTTGCACAGACTATAGTTTTCAAAGTGACAGGCACACTTGATGGTTTCAGCTATATAGACTATGTGACCGTGAAGGTAGTGCCAAACGTGACTGGTGCAGATGGTGACGGATATGAGTATATCTATTATCAGTCTAATTATCTAAATAATGATTTCTCTGCACCTAAGCGAACAAACGGAAAACTTACTGATGGATGGCAGGATGACATGATGGCTCCAACAAAGGATAAAAGATATGTTTTCGTGGCTTATAAGCGGGGAGAACTTGGCAGTGATGGTGAGTTCTCGATGCCAGAGCTTTTCAATCGTTATCCTAGAAGTATCATCAGTCAGGAAACGAAGTTTATTGCATGGCATTCTCTGACGGATGCTCCTGATGCTAACGAAATATGGTATTATGGAAGTACGGATATGCCGAAAGATTTCAGTGACGACAAGCCTTGGCTGTGGAAGGTGGTCCGAACCAACTATACTGAGGGTGACCCTGAATATACGGTATCCTGCGAGGGGTATAAGGCTAAGGATGGCGATGGTCTCATCGTAGGCTATCAGTCTTCAGCTTCAGAACCATCAGTTCTTCCTACCCCGAAAACGCTTGCCGACTATGATAAAGCGCAGGATGATATTGGCAGCGGCTGGACAAAGACGGCTCCATCTACGGGGGGTAAGAGTATCGTGCTGGGTGGTAAGATTACAACAGATGAGATTAGCGACCGGTACAACAGCAGTACTAACGCATGGGGAACAGAAGAAAGTGAAATTCTGTTAGATGGTATCAAGCAGAAGAAAACTTTCTATAAGACTCCTTCCTCTCTTGGCAACAACGGCAAGTGCATACGCCGTATTAAAGTTGTTAACCATTTCCGAGATAGCTATCTCAGAGTGATGATGAAGTCTTATTCTGAAACCAACTGGGACCTGGTATGTATCTCTCGTCTCTATCTGCCGTCTGAGGTCATCAATAGTGATGGCAATCAGATAAAGGAAGATAGCGAATATCTCAACAGATCAGAGTATGCCTATGTAGTAAGCGGCGATGGTCAGAGTCTTGTTGCTGAATTATCCATGCCTGATGCAGGAGAATATTATTTCTTCATCGGATATTTCAAGGATGGCGGCACAGATAGCTACGGCGACTATGGTCTCTTTGCCTGGCAATCGATGATAGCTCTTACTGAGAGCTTATGGCGTACCGACGGAACCGTAGATGCTGTAGGCAACATAACCTGGAGCAAGGCGATGCCGATGCAGGCTGAAGCCATCGTTATGGAGCGCGCCTATATCGCTACCGCTAACGATACGTCAGTGCCAGCCAAGCCTTACCGTACAAATGGTATCTTGCAGGGAGGATGGACGGCAAAACGGCTAGCAGTATCGTCTACAAACAGGTTCATTTGGGAGTCTGTTCGTGCAGGAAAACATGGTACTGACTCCGTTCAGGACGATTGGAGTCAGCCTGTTGTGGTAGCCAACTTTGCCGAAGCCGGAAAGATGGGCAAGAACGGCTGCATCGTCAGAAATTCCGAAGGATGGAAGAGCGGTGCAACGTATCATAATGATTCTGCCCTGACCAAGGAACAGAAGTATATCGACCTGATATATATTGAGGATAACAATGCTAACGATGGCTGGTCTATCTATCAATGCAACGTTACGCATACGGCTACGGGTAGTTCATTCGACCCTTCGGCAGTTGACTCTGACAAAAATAAGCTATGGACGAAACTGAGTGATGCTGGTCCGATGTATTCTCCTCTCATTGTAGCCAAAAATGCGGTTCTGAAGTTTGCTCAGGGGCAGCAGTTTAACCTGATGGAGGGTAATAATATCTTCGGTTCATTCCGTTGGGTACAGAATAATGCAGATTACGCGTTCTGGATAGGCGGTACTGAAGGTAGCACGGCTACTACTTCAATCACTAGGGGTGGCAAATTTAAGACGACCGATGCGGATATTACGGGTAAGATTACGGCTACGAGCGGACAGATTGGCGGCTTCAAACTGGAAGATAATAATCTTGTCTGTAGCAATGCACGATTAGTTATTGGAGAGGAAAGAAATACCTTTACCCGCATGGTGGTTCTGGATGCAAAGAGTTTTACCTATGATAGTTATAACTTTGCTCTATCTGTCGTAAATTATGGTATTGTTACTCAAAGTTCTACAACTCAGGCAGGAATCCATATTAACGTTGGTGCTTCCAATACTAGTGTTCAATACCCTGGCATTGTAATGGAAAATGGTACATTCGTTGGTTTCCGTGTTCCTATTGTCCCACTTTCTTACAATATGGATTTGCGCAATAATGCTTCAATTTATGCGTCAGGAATGTGTATCCGCTGCAACAATTCATCTAGCATCACGATAACTTTGCCAACTTCTGCAACAGGTGCTAAAACAGGAGATGTTTTTACTGTTATAAGAGCAGGAACGGGTAATGTTACAATAAAAGCACCTACTGGAGTTAATTATTATACTGCAAGTGGAAGATCTGGAGACTTCACGAGTTCCAAAAGGTACGAGCATATCCAGCTTGTATTTGATGGCGATACGTGGTTCTCTGAATGTAGTAATGATTCTTAAAAAGTAAAATATTGTTATATAATAAAAAGCAAAGAATATGAAAGTTAAGTTAGAACATCTCGAAGTATTCGTGACACTCGACAAGAGCCAGTGTCAGGTAGTAGACGCACGCAAGCAGATTGCGAACATCATCTATTCTCAGGGTGCAGGTTTGGGATTGGCAGGACAGGCTCTTGCCGTTAAGATGTGGAACGGAAGTGATGAAACCGACTACTCGCAGGAAGAGCTAGACATCATCAAGGGGCTGGTGGAGAAAACCACCGCTCCTTGCTTCATCGAAGCTGTCAGCAAGGCTGTCAGCAAGGCAATCAATGAATCTTTAAATCAATAATGTTATGGCAACAGAAACGAAAATCAACGATATAGCCAGTCAGCTCAGTACCGCCTCACGCCTTGTGGTCAGCACTGACTTCTTCTGGGTCTACACAGCTAGCGGCTTGCAGGTCAAAATTCCTGCTGAGTTCGTCAGGGCTTATCTCGTCAATGGCATTAAGCCTAGCATCAACAGCGATGGTAATTGGGTGATAGGTGGAGAATCTACAGGCGTGAAAGCCGAGGGTGTGACACCTAAGTTCCGAGGTGGAAATGAGGGTATTGAGGTGAGCTACGATAACGGCTCTACATGGAGTATGCTTGCACTCTATACTTCGATGAGTCCTGTTATCACAGACCTCATAGAAGCGTATAAAAACATCGTCAATTCCGAGCAAGGTAGAGTAACTGCGGAGAACGGTCGTGTGACTGCGGAAAACAGTCGTGTTAAGGCTGAAACATCAAGGGTAGATGCGGAAAAGGCTCGTGTGGCAGCAGAGACTCAGCGCGAGTCTGATTTTGCAACATCAAAGGCGGCTGCCGATAAAGCAACAGCGGATGCTAACGGTGTTGCGCAGCACCCTCCTTACGTAGACGCAGACGGATATTTCTACAGATGGGATACAACCACCAAGGCTTATAGCAAGACAGACGTGAACCTTACTGGTAAGGCTTTTCAGATTAAGAAGGTATTCGCTTCCGTATCAGCGATGAATGCTACGGACGTGAATACTTTTGCCGAGAATGATTTCATTCTCATCAATACCGCTAATGTGGAGGACGAGGATAACGCCAAACTTTATGTAGTCGCTCTGAACGAACGAGGGCAGAAGTTTTATTCCTATCTTGTAGATATGAGCGGTTTCCGAGGTTTTACGGGCAAGACCCCTCAGTTCCTTATCGGCAATGTGACTACCCTAGCCGAGGATGCGAATGCCACCGCTTCCGTGTCTTCTTCGGGCACAGATACAAACGGAAACCCTGTCTACAAGTTGAATCTCGGTATTCCAAAGGGAATCCGTCTCCGCTTTGCCGACCTCACGGATAGTGACAAGGCAGAGCTGATGAAGCCTGCTACCGATGCTGCTGCGGAATCCAGAACGCAGACTGAAGCGTGCAAGACTGCAACCAATAACGCCAATGCCGCAACTGAGAATGCGAATACTGCAACTGAGAATGCGAACACCGCAACGACAAATGCCAACAATGCGGCTGATAAGGCTAATAAATCTGCCGCCAATGCCGATGCAAAGGCAAAGTCTGCGGAGGACGCAGCGCAGAATGCCAACGAAGCTGCTGACAGAGTAGATGCTTCCGTCACGGATATTACCGAACAGAAGCAAGCAGCCATTGATGCCGCAAACAGTGCAAACCAAGCTGCCGACAACGCTAACAGTGAAGCAAGAAAAGCCAGCGAGACAAATACTTCCATCGCCAATGCCGAGGCATTGAGAGTTAAGGCAGAGGAAGGTCGTGTGGCTGCGGAATCAAAGCGAGAGACTGATTTTGCAACATCTAAGCAAGCAGCTCTTGATGCCTCAGATAATGCTAATGATACTGCCAACCATCCTACATATATAGGCGAAGATAACTATGTGTATGCGTGGGATAAGGACACAAAATCTTACGTAAAGAGCAATATCTATGTAAAGGGTGACAAAGGTGACAAAGGCGATAAGGGAGAGCAAGGTATCCAAGGCGAACAGGGTATCCAAGGTGAGCAAGGTGTCCAAGGTGAGCAGGGTATTCAGGGTCTCCAAGGTGTAAAGGGCGATAAGGGCGAAAACGGAAAATCCCCTTACGTGCAAAACGGCAACTGGTGGATATATGATGACGCACAGGGTGAGTTTATTGACAGCGGTGTATCCGTCTCTTCTTCCTATCAGCTTACTAAAGAGAAGGTAGAAGCTGTGCTTACAGGCGACATCACGTCACACACTCACAGCAAGTATGCGCTAGGAACATCGCTTACGGATGAAGTGCAGCGTGCGACCGCCAAGGAAGCATCTTTGCAAGCCACCATTGACATCATTAACGGTGCATCAACAGTTGATGGCTCTTTCCGCAAGGCTATAGCTGACCTCATCGGTGGCGCGCCTGAATCCCTTGATACACTGAAGGAGATTGCTGACAAGTTAGCAAAGGATGATGATCTGCACAGATTAATCGAGGAAGCCATCGCTAAGAAGGCTGATAAGTCAACTACGCTCGGAGGATACGGAATAACCGATACCTATACAAAGAAAGAGGTTGCAACTATTCTCGCAGCGTATCTTACTAGTGAGGTTGCAAGACAGACCTACCAGCCTATAGGCAATTATCTGACCGAACACCAGTCGCTTGACGGATACGTGAATGCTATAAACGTAAGCGGTTCAGGCAATGCGTTGACAGAAATCACAAAGAGTGGAAAGACAATATCTTTCGTAAAAGGTGCTACATTCCTCACCTCCCATCAGTCTCTCGCAGGATATGCCAAAACTTCGCAGTTGCCGACCAAGACCAGCCAACTCACTAACGATAGCGGATTCCTCACCTCTCATCAGTCTCTTGATGGATATGTGAATGCAGTCACCACCACAGGAACAGGAAATGCTGTGACAGGTATTACCAAGTCTGGGAAGACAGTAATAGCAACTAAAGGTGCAACCTTCTTAACCTCACATCAAGATATTAGCGGAAAGAGTGATAAATCTCACACTCACAGTGTTAAGATTAATGGTGTGACTAAGACGATTGCTGCCACTGGTGGCACACCTGTGGATTTGGGTAACTATCTCACGACTCATCAGAGTCTCGAAGGTTACGCCAAGACTTCGCAAATACCAACTAAGGTATCACAACTTACTAACGACAGCGGATTCCTCACCTCTCATCAGAGTCTTGTGGGATATGCAACTGAGACTTGGGTAAAGGGTTTGAAGTACGTCACCGATGCAGATATAGCAGCTAAGTATCAGCCTAAAGGTAACTATCTTACTTCGCATCAGAGTCTGGCAGCATATATTAAAACTGTCGATGCCGACAAAAAGTATCTTGGCAAGACGGAGAAGGCTGCGAGCGCATCGACTGCGGATAATGCTTCCAGAGTTAATGGTCATACCGTCAATGCAAATGTGCCATCGAATGCGAAATTCACTGATACGGAATATGTGATTCCTACGCTCTCATCTGCTCCTACATCAAGCACGCTCACATTTACAGACAATGGAGTGACACGCTCGTTCAAGGTAGGATACATGTGCCGAGTAGCAGACTCTTCTGCTGAACATGGATATAAGTTCTATCAGCTGTATAATATATCGAACGGCAAGGCTACGTGGGGAGAGATTAGTGGAGGCGATTACAATGAGACCGTGACGGTGACGCTCAAAAGCTACTTGTCTTCATCGGATAGCAAGCTGAACGGTGTTGTTGTGGCCGTCAAGAATACGATGACTAACGAAACCCAGACACAGACTTGGAAGGGAACACCGCTTGTGTTCAAGATTCCTTCGGTCAATACGTATACTGTAAGTGCAAGTGGCGTAAGCGGATACGCTCCGCCATTGAAACAACATTATACTGCTGGCGCAGGTACAAGTAGGAACGTCATAATGACTTATAATAAGATTCCGCTTGGTATATATATATACGATACAGATGGACAGCTTACGCTCTCTGAAAACTGGAATGCTGCAAATAATAGCAAGGCAGTAGGTGTATATGTATGTACAGAGAATAGTAAGTTTATAATTGCACCTACATATGCAGAAAGTAGTGCAGAAGAATGGGGCGTGAACGGGATTGTATCTGGGATTTGCACTACCGAAGATACTGCAATAGCAAAACATGACTATGCTGGCGAAGCGAATACTGATAAGATTATTGCACAACTCGGTAGTGGTAATGCTCCCGCAGCAGAGAGCTGTCGCAATTATACATTTAAGAACGGCAAAAAAGGCTATTTATGGTCGTTTGGTGAAGCATATGATGCTTATAAAAACAAGAATGCAATAGTTGAAGCAATGAAAAAAATCGGCGGAAGAATGATGCAACGAACCGACTCCCACTGGACTTCCACTCAGGCTTCTAGTGTAACTGCATGGGATTTTGATTGGACCTACAGCGATAACAGTACCCTAAGAAGTAAGGATTCTGTCCGTTATGTCCGTCCCGTGTGCTCTATTTAACACTTAGACTTTGTTATTTTACCACATTTCTTCAAGCAAGAAAAAGGTAGTAATGGAGAATATACTTTAAAACGAAATTATATTGTAATAATATGGTTAAAACATTTGGTGAAGCAGCCGATTTTGCGGCTTTCAAGGTCTTGGATGGAGACATCTACAGAGTAGCATGGGCTAAGACCATGCAGGTTGAGAAAACAGAGGATGGGCAGGAAAAGGAGTCCTCTCTGTGCGATTACATGCTTGAGCGGTATGACTACAATCCTAGCATGGATTTGGTGTTGAACGACATCTTGTCGAGCGGAGAACAGGCAAGTATGGAAGAGATTAGAGAGATTAGTGAGGGTCTTGGTGCAGAGCCTTTGGGGTATATGAAGAAGGCGATGCTTGCCTACATTGAAAAGTACGATGCTTCTTCGTCCGTCAATGCCTTTGAATTGAACGGCATGGAGGTATGGCTCGACAAGGCTACACGAGTAGGACTGATGAACTCTACCACCATTGCCAAGAGCATGGGACAGGAGAAGACTACGCTATGGCTGGGCAGCTATCAGCTTGAGGTGGACTGCGACAAGGCTATTCAGTTGCTTTCAGCCCTCGAAATGTATGCCCTGGAGTGCTTTAACGTGACGGCAGCGCACAAGAAGGCAGTGAGCGAGTTGGATAACATTGAGGGTGTCCTGACCTATGATTATAAGTCCGGTTATCCTGACAAGTTAAAGATGGAGGTGTAGGCTTATGTGGTATCTTGCATTTATCTCGTTCCTCCTTCTCGGAGGCTATCTGCTCCTGATGGCTTTGCGCTTCGGCATCCCTAATATGGTGAGTGATACCTATTATCAGTTGCAGCCTACTACGGGCAGTGAAATCGCTCCCTTCAAGAAACCCCGCAATATGGGTTGGATATTCTCGCTGATTATGGTTGCGGTGGCGTTCCTCATGCTCATCTGCCTGCTCGATACAGGCAGGGGCATTCAGTTCCTCGCCTTCCTTGGCTGTGCAGGCTTGTGCTTCGTAGGCTTTGCCCCGAACTACTGCGACCGTGATGCCTATCCTGTGCATAAGACAGCAGCCATCGTGGCTGCGGCAGGTTGTGTAGGCTGGTGCTTGTCGGTATGCTGGTGGATAACGTTCGTGATAGCCCTGATATACACCATCTACCTAGTTGCCATTGATATCTTCAAGGTGGCAAACGGTATCTGGTATATCAGTAAGGATGTCAAGTTCCATCCTTGGTATTGGCTTGAGATAGCAGGGTTCGCAGACGTGTTCCTTACGTATTTATTAATGTCAATTATTTAAAAGATGAAGCTATGAAGATAGTAAAGAACAAAATTATTCCCCCTAGAGGTTTCGCTTATGTGAACCTCTTCGGGGTTCTCTTCACTCGGAGAGACAGACCGATTAGTGATAAGACTCTTAATCATGAGCAGATACATACCGAGCAAATGAAGGAAATGCTCTATGTATTTTTCTACTTGTTTTATCTCATCGAATGGCTCATCAGGTTTATCATCCTTAGAGACAGTCATAAGGCTTACCGTGCAATATCGTATGAGCAGGAGGCTTATGCAAATCAGGAGAACCTCACTTACCGTGAAGGCAGGAAGCGTTACCATTGGCTTTCGTATATATTCTAAAAGATAAGGCGGTTTACAACATGTAGCCGCCTTTCTTTTTGCTAGCAAAAACTTACAGATTGTTACATTTTGCAAACATTAACACAAAAATATTCTCATTTTCGTTAATTTTGTGCGGAAAAGGGTATCTTTGCACCATCATTTAATTTAAATCAACGAATTATGAACAATTAACTATAGACAAAAGGAGGTATTTCAATGACAGAAGAACAAAAAGACGAAGTCCATCGGTTAGTTCAATCAGTCGGTGTTGTACAGTTGTCAAGAGTAATGTTTAAGGACATGGACGTTAGCGAAATTATAAACGTCATTATCCTTGCAGGTAGAGGCTACAGCATAAAGCTACTCACTTGGTTTAAGTATTATTGTGAAGTGATGCCTCTGTTTATCATGCTTTTTCATATTGCATGCATGGTAACATTTGCGTCTCATGAAAAAGAAATGTGCGTATGGTTTAAGGAGAATTGGGTATCGGCAGCATTTATCTATTTTTCCGTTTACATCCATCCGCTTGTACTTATAATTGCGAGCAGATTCTTTTGGCTCTGCTACAGATGGCGTATTCCGATGATAATCTACCTATTTGGGATAAATGCTATTCATATCGTATACTGGAATGTTTTTACCACCAACGAAATGGTGGAAGCTAATGTTGTAATACTTGTAATGACCATTATTTTATGTATATGGTTTTGCCGACAAGTATTTCTCAGGCAATGGCTGTCAAAGTTTAATCTCTAGATTATAATGATATGGGAAAGTTATTTGGTTATCACACCTTGGGAGTGTTATTAAAATCGTTATCGGATTCTTGTTTTCGAGCAGACGAGCAAGAGAAGAGAGGGGAGAAGGTAACTGCTTGCGGAATGAGTAGCGATGAGATAGAAGACCTTTGTGAGAACTATCTGCCGTATGCTCTCAACCCGATGCTATCTACCGAGGAAGTCAAGGATAAGCTGCACGTTTCTGATGCTACCCTTAACAGAATGGTGGCTAGGGGAGATTTGCCCAATGGCGAGTGCAAAAAGCGTGGGCACACCCGATATTGGAAGAAGTGGGATATTCTTCACTTCATTAAGAGTAAGAGAGGTAAGTAATTGCCTCTCTTTTTTTGTTATTTATGACATTACCTCCTATCACCTTAAATCACTGATAATCAACCACTAAAAGAAAGTGTGATAGAGTTATATTTGCTCTCCCCTATTCTTCGTACCTTTGCATCCGTAACGTTACAATAGTGTTAGTTAATATTAAGGATTTCAAAAGATTGTATTATGGAAATGACAGATGCAAAGGTCGTAGAGAAGAAAATCTACGAAGAGGGAAAGAAGCATGATGAGTATGCTTCTAAAGGTATCGCAGGCACAGGATTGGGTCTTGGTATAGCTGGTACTGCACTCGGTCTTGGTGCTTGGTTATTTGGCGGTAATCGCAGTGTGTTTGGCTCACTCGGTGGCAATATGCCTGAGAACGTGAACATTAACGCTTATGGAGCTAACTCAAGTTCCAATCAGCCAACCGCATTGGAGGTAATGGAGAAGGAATGCGCTGATGAGGTGAAGTTACTTACCGATATGTTCGGTTTGAAGCTCGACACCGCAAACAAGTTCTACGCTATGCGTGAGACTGACATCGCAGAGAAGTTCTCTATGTATAAGGGTGCTACAGAGGCTATCAACGCTGAGAACCGCCGTGCTATGCAGGCTGAGTTCGGTCTGTACAAATCTCAGATTGATGCGGACTTCAGTCTGTACAAGAATCAGCGAGACCAGTACGATGCGTTGCAAGCTAAGTATTGCGACCTTGACAAGAAGGTAGCCGTTATGGAAGCCCTCACTCCTTACAAGGAGAAGCTGATGATGGCTTACGTGAACGAGAAGACCTGCAATTGCTTGCGTGGTCAGTTGGTACTCCCATCTACACCAGTGATTTCAGGCTACGGCAGCTATTGCTGCAACAGCACCGCTCCTTCCACTCCCACTACAGGAGCGTAACAGAGCAAGAAAGTCTGTAAAAAGGACTAAGAAAAAATGAGTTGGTGAGGGGTGTTTGCCCTCGTTGGTGGATGCCCTCTCACCTCTCTATATCACCAACTTAAAGATATTGATTATGATGAATTTTGGAAACAGCCCATTATTGGATATGGGCACAAGTCAGCAACAGCCGCCGATGATGGATGCCGAGCTTCAGAAGATGTACGAAGCGATACAACAGAAGCGAGCATCTATCAACATGCAAGCGCAGCAATCCTCCACCCCACTTTGGGATGAGATTGACAAGATTGAGGACAATCTTACAGGGGCGCAACGTCAGTACTTGATGCAGAATCAAGAATACGTCAATAGCTTGCAGTATGTGTCTAAGCTCGTACAAGACGAGGAATTGCGCATCATACGCCCTCGTATCGAAAGCACTCAGCAAGGGCAGGAAGCATTGAAGAAGCACTTATCTTTGATGCAACGACTAAGAAAAGAAGTAGCGCAAGCAGAGGAACATAAATCTGCTATGCTCAACGATTATATGACTAACCACAGCGACAAGACTTGGCAAGAGTATCTCGCTTGGTACAATAAAACACATAAAGGAGAAACTAAGAAATGAATGTAACTGAACTGAAAGAGAAACTGCTTACATCTTTGGATTTGTGGGCAGACGCAAGAATTAGCGATATGGTTAAGGAGAACCCTGCATTGGCTATTCCTTCCGTGTACATGAAGCGAGCTTCGCACAATATCATCGCAAAACACAAGGATAGTTGGGGAAAGAGTATTGACAACGCTACCCTATTCATTGCCGATGAGGACGGGAACATAGATGCCAACACGATATTTGAAGATATGATGCAGATGCTGAAATCCGTGGAAGATTACAAATTCGATGTAGGTTTTATTCACGGACATATCGACAAAGGAGTTGTGTCTATTGATCTGCCGGATGGAATTGCCACTGCTATCCTCTTTGGAAGCAAGCGAAGCATCAACTTCACAGAGGAAGACTTTGTAGAGTTGAAAGATTTGATAATAGGTTAAAATATACAAGATATGGAAACAAAAGACATTATGAGTAAGTTTGATGAGCTTTACGGAATGATGGCATCATCAACTAATGTAAAGTATATGCGCACATTCGGAGATACGATGCGCTGCATGATGAAGGATATGGCATCGAAGCACCCAGAGTTGGCGCAAGAATATCTTGATAAGCTGTGCGCTATCAAGTGGAAGAACTATCTCACCAAGAAGGAGGCTTCTGAGATTGTAAACGGTATGAATCCACCTGTAACCTGGGACATGCAGACATGGCTCAATGCTATGACTGGTCTCGGACTTGCAACAGAGGAAAAACCTTATTACAACGACTACGCTTTGTACGTTGCCATGAACCAGGTCGTAAGCGATCACGGATGCACCATCGCAAAGATACTCGGCAAGGAAGACGTGAAGGATATTGGTACTGAGCATCTGGTTAAGTACGCCCACAGCCTTGCACTCGACTTGTTGAAAGATAAGGATGGCGTGTACGATATCAGAGAGTATTTTCTGAAGTAACATCAAAAATATAGGGTTATGAAAAAGGTATTCGAAGACATTATAGCTAGCAATGACATACAGGCTATCAAGAACTGTGTCACAATAATGGCAGATTGTTGCGAAGTGGGAATGAATGACAGCGTACTGCTTGACATGATGAAGCAAGTCCAGGGCGAGATTGGTGAGTGTCATTTTGATGAAGAAATGGCAGACATACATCTTTGCCTCATTAACCAGCTCCACACAAAAGATGTTGCAAAAGACTACTGGCACGAAGTCAAGAATGACAACATCAATCTCGAAGACTGGTGCGTTCTTTGGGGCGAAATGGTTAAACGCAATGACGCAAAGATTAAGAAATGGTTTCCGAAAATCAATGCGCTCGATTACGAACGTAAGATTTTCGATGAATGTGTTTCTTTCCTGGAAAACGGTGGAATGCCATATTATGATCTGAATATCTGATTTTTTTCGTTATTCTGAATGAAGTTTCGGTTTTTTTTGCTATCTTTGCAGAAAGAGACCGAAACTTTATTTTTATTAATTATTCAGGATAACAGATTATGACAGATTTATTAGATTCTTCACAGATTCGGCAGATAGGGGTTACTATTTTCTCCGCTATACTTGCCTTTGCGACGCCAACAGAAGGTTTTGTCTTGGCGTTGATTATTGCTTTTGGCTTCAATATCTTCTGTGGTATGAGAGCTGACGGCGTGAGTGTTGTACGATGCAAGAACTTTTCTGTATCGAAGTTCAAGAACGCAATTTTGGAAATGTTGCTCTATGTAGCTATCGTCTATGTGATATACGGCATCATGTTAGGTTGTAATGATGGCACGGAAGCTTTATTTGCAATTAAGATGCTTACGTACATATTCTGCTATGTGTATATATGCAATGCGTTCAAAAACCTTATTAAGGCATACCCTAAGAATGTTGCATTCAGAGTTATTTATTACATTCTGAGGTTTGAGTTTGCAAAGGCATTACCGAGTTATTGGAAGCCGATTTTGGAGAGATTAAACCAGGAGTTTGACAAAAAAGAGGAGGAAAGCAAAAATGGCAAACCATAAGATTCTTGAGCCATTCATTCTCAAATGGGAAGGTGGTTTCGTTAACGACAAGGACGATTTGGGCGGCGCAACAAATATGGGTGTGACTCTCGCTACGTACCGATCTGTGTTCGGCAGCAAGAAGACCGCAAAAGACCTGAAGCGTATGACTCGGGTACAATGGGGTATCATTTTCAAGAAGTATTACTGGGATAAGTGGAAGGCCGATGATATCAAGGACCAGAATATAGCCAATATCCTGGTTGACTGGATTTGGTGCAGTGGTTCCTATGGTATCAAGATTCCTCAGAAGGTGCTCGGAGTTTCCGTTGATGGTATTGTTGGTTCAAAGACAATTGCCGCCATTAACGCAAGAGACGGTAGAAAGCTGTTCGACACCATCAAGCAGGAAAGAAAAGATTATATTGACCGTATCTGCCAGGCCAGGCCACAGAACAATAAGTTCAAGAAGGGATGGCTGAACAGAATTAATTCGCTTGACTATGAGACTGATTGATAAAATTGCAAAGATTATAACCATCGTTGCTGTGACAATGCTGATTCTATCAATGTTCTGTAGATGCAAGGCTAAAGAACAACTGGTAGAGAAACAGACGTACATCACTGACAAGCGCAATGATGCCAAGTGGGATTCACTCTTTAACGCAAGGCTTATTAAAGAGTTGGAGTTATATAAAGCATCTCACAAGGAATCCGTGAAGTCAACCACAAAGGAAAAGACGCACGTCAAAGATAGCACAGCATCCAAGTATGATGCCAATGGTAACAAAGTTGGAGAAGACAGATTTCACTACGAATATCACGAAATATCACATGAAGACGTACAGATACTGAGAGACAGTATTTCGATACTCAAAGAATACAAGGATAGCACGTCGATATATCACAGCAAGTGTGACTCCTTGATGTCGGTGATAAACGAAATATCGAAAGATAAAGTATATGTCGAGAAGCAACTATCAAAGACCGACAGAGCTTTCTTGAAAATAGGTAAGATAGCATCAGTTTGTCTTTTCATGGGTATTCTCGCATTTATTGGTTGGATATACCGCAAGGTAAAATTACATAAACATTCTTAAGTTTTCTTTTCATAACATTTGGTTTAGTTAATGTTTATTTATTAGTTTAAATGAAAAGAGGCGACCGTCCGTGATGGATAGCCGCCTCTAAACATATAGATAATAATGCACAGAAATTATTCTTCAGCTCCCTGGAGGAACTTGATACCATACTTCTTCTCATAATGTTTCTGCTGATCTTCGGTCAGCATTCTCGTTTCACTGTCGTAGAATATGGTCAGCAGCTCTCCGTAGTCCTTGTCGTAGAAGTAGTTGTACTTGTTGCACAGGTAGTTCCTAGCGCATAGGCATCTGCTCGGAATCGTCTTGAACTTGCGTCGTGTCTTCTGTTTAATTCCGTTCGCTGCTCTGTATCTATCAAGCCTCAGCGTCTTTTTTAGAGATTCTGAACGTTTAGCTATTATCTCAGGTCTTACTATTGCCTGAGCGCATTTCAGCCTAAGCCTTTCTTCAGTTTCCCTGGTATGTGTGACACCGAGTGATTTTGCTATATTAGCAACGCAGGACTTCGTTATTCCGAGCACCTTTGAGATCTCAGACGAAGACATTTCTGGATACATATTGCGGACAGACTCATGGATTTCGTTCCTGCGTCTTTCCCGCGCATCCTTAAACGAGTCTCCGTGTAACTTATGCAGCCACCAGTATACGGTCTGCACAGCGCATCCGAATTTCCTAGACATTGCGTATGGAGATTCATCCGGATGCTCCTTTATGTAATTTTTCTGTTCGTCTGTGAGTACGTTCATATTACTTTTTGTCAGAAGAGCCGTAGCCATTGTCGCCGCGCTCTGTTTTGTTTAATTCATCCGTCTTTATAAGCATGATGTTGTCACTTGTTTCAAGGTGGAATTGCACGATTTTATCACCAACCTTGTATCGCGGCATATTTGGCATGACGTGATAGAATACGGCAGAAATCTCGCCAGTATAGGAGTCATCGATAGTGCCTTCACAGTTACTGAGAATCATACCAGTCTTCCATATAGAAGAGCGACAACGAAACGTAAAGCATCTTGAAATATCGACAGGCTTGTTACGATTTTCAATCTGTAGCGCAAATCCGAGACCATACTTCCATACATTAGGGGCTACTTCTTCTTCTGAAACCGCATAGCAGTCGTAGCAGAAATCATCGTCATGTGCCTTAGATGGCATAACAGCATTCTCGTTTGTCTTTTTAAACAAGACTGGTACACCTACTACTTCTTTGAATCGATGAATATATACACCGTCAACATTTACCTGTCCGTAGAACATATCAGCAGGACGAGTCCACACCTTGTGCTCCCCATAGAGAGCCTGATAAACAACTTCTTTTTCCTGAGTTTCACTATTAGTCACCTCAGTAATAAATCTGTAATAACCTCCTTTGAAATGTCTAAAAATCTTTTCCATTTTAATATTTAAAGTTTAAAATTCATGTTCGTCACATACTTGGCCGCAAGATGATTCGTGTTCGTTATTTCTGCACCATCCTACGCCGTAAACGTCTTCGTTGTCAAACCAATGACAGTTACCGCAACATTTCAATACGCTGCATTGCTTTAATCTTTCTGCATCACGTTGAACATCTCTTAGCTTGAACGGATGCTTCTTATTGGACTTTATCAATTCGTTAATATACCTACGGGCATTCCAATGATCTGTAAGACTTATCGCCTTTGTGATGCGGTGGTCTTTAAAATCGACTTTATATCCCGCTCCAGGCAATAATATGCCATTATAGCAGAGGTAACGAAATATCCAATAAGGTGTATTGTGCCGCATTATCTTCTTTGCTAATCTAATCTTCATCCTTCCACCTCCTCCCAGTCATTTGCGAGAATGTCACCATCAACGCACGGCATGCCAACAAAAGGAACGTCCAGATAATCCGTCCCAAACATATCATTATAGGATACACATCGGACGTAAATTTTCTTCTTATTAATAAATGTTGTTCCATTACTCCATATCCTACGTTTCACTTTCTTCCCTTCCTTCATTCTTCTCAGAGCCTCCGAGAAGTCAAATGTTTCCTTCTTCATACGCTATTTATTTTTCTGTTCAAACTTTTCAATAAGAATGTTACAATCATCCCATTCTGCACAATTATGTACCCAATCTGGGATAAATGTGTGATGCGAACTAAGCTTTTTGAGCATATCATTCAATGTGGTTTGTATTCTCATACGCTACTTCTTTTTCCAATATTTACCAATTAAATAACCGATAACTCCACCCATAAAAGCAACAAATAGAACATATATGGTAAGTATAAAATAAAATCCAAACATAAGCTATTCTTATTTAAGTTCTACTGGCTCATCGCTCCAAGATAAGTCTCTTCCTATGAGTTTTTTAATGCTGCCTTTTGGAAGTTGGAAACCATAAGCTCCATATCTATCTTGTGGCAACCAATAATTATGTTCGATACAATCACCAGCCCACATATCAGGCTTGCAGTTGAATATCCATTCTCCTATATAATCTACTGATACCCATGCCATAACTATATTATTTTAGATTAAACTGCTTTGATAAAAATGAATTATTCTTTATCAAGTTGACAATTTCTTCTTCCGAATGAATGCCTTTCCAAAATAGTTCGGTATGATCTCCAACTCTGTCTTCATCTACAGAATATGGAACACCATAATTTGTATAAACCTCGCCGTGATGTTTGATAAGATGCCGCCCAGGATTTTTTCGGATATTATTTATCCAAGCGTCATTATCACATTCACACCACATCCCATATTCGTCCCCATTTAGCGTTTTATCAATGCCAATAGGATAATGACCAGAACACCCATTTGTTCCAAAGTAAATAATCTCTGCCATATTATTTTCTTTTTACCCTCTCCCTTTTACAGGAGAGGATGGTTAGTTACTTAGATGGCTCAGTATATGATACTGGTTCCCAAACATCATAAGCCGTCAGTAAAACAGGAGCGATAACTGATGGAGCGAAGATGATAGATGCTACAACATCAGGAGCATTCAACTCATAGTTTACACCTTCTACTTTGTTTTCCTTACTAGCCCAGCCATAAGGCTTTGCTGTAATCGTAGAACCATCTTTCTTTTAAAAAGTCTTCTCGCTAGAGCAAGAAGCGAACAAACTTGCAACGACTAAGGCTGCCAAAATAATCTTTTTCATATTGCTTATATTTATGCCCTATAAGGGCGGTTAGTTAATCTTCGACCTCCTTTACAGAAACATCACAACCACGAAGAGGTGACTCGTCGTATTTAGCCTCACACTCAATAGCTTCACTAATAGATCTTTTCAATGACATTTCAGACTCATTAATTTCGCCTTTTACTATTACTATAAACATTCTTTCTTCCATTTACTTATATTTAATCCCATAAGGGTGGTTTAGTTACTTTCTATACACATCACCACTCATAGTGTTCACGCTGCCAGCAATATCACCACAAGTAACATCACCGCTCATTGTATGCACACTACCTTTGACTTCGTGGCAATCTACGTCACCACTTGCAGTATTGATAGAGTTTGCATCACCATTGATGGTTACATCGCCACTAGTAGTATTGATGCTGCCAACATTACCTTCTACCTTTATCTCTATAGAAGGTGTACTGAAGTCTTCTTGCAAATTTCCGTTCACATAGACCTTACCGTTGTCAATGATTATCGACTGCGCTCCCTCTATCTTAACACCATTGATGTAGGTTGCGCCATTTATATTTTTCAATGATGATTTTAAATTGTTGAATATCTCCATATAATATCTATTTATGCCCGAAGGAGTTAAACATCTATTTGATTTGCACACTCTTCTGTTTCATCAGTAACAGATAACTCATCCCACATATCACACTTACCTTTATCATTGTATATACAATGTCTGTGACAGATTCCTCTAATATCTTCTCTTAACATACCTACACCTCCATTTCAGAATTTAGATTTAGACCAAAGAAAAGGTGCTGTAAGTCTGAAACGCTTTCTACGTCTCTTAACCATACAATAGCATCATTTACTACTTTATAGGCTGAGTAACCATCAATCTTTTCACATAGTCTTATATGATAGCTATCATTAATATAATCATCTTTTTCTTCTCTCCACCCATTCTTCTCTAGAAGCTCTGGGGCTATGGGTATCGGAACTATATCCTTCACCCATGCGCCACTGTCACAAAATAGGAATCCATCATCTACAATGGTTTTCCCTTTTAAGTTGGAAAGAGTTACAGAACCTTTCAGCTCAGTGAATGCATTTCCATCTTCCACTGCTCTATATTTATCAGCATTACTTTCTGTGACCTGATAAACGATGCCCTTTTTGGTTCCGACAGGAATGCCGTTGGTCATTACCAAATCTCCTGGAATATATAACTTATCCATACGCTTTAATCTTTGTTATTAATGATATCCTCATACTCACCTATCGTGATTTCCGTGAAATCAGAGTTGCACTTCTCGGCTCGAATGCTATTATCGAAGAAGGCAAAAATGCGGTCTTTGCAGCGGAGAAGCTGAGTGATGGAGATAGAGTTACCTTGAGAACCCCCTATGCCCAACTCCTTCAATATCTTGAAATGATTGGTTACAGCTTTATAGGAGGCAAGTACGGCGGCGATAGCCTTACCCTGCTTGTATCGCTTGTTAGGCGCTACGCAAACGTAACGGCCATCATCAAACAACTGGCTATCTACCTCTCGCCATAACTTCTTATCAAGCTTTTCATATTGCGCAGTCGGCAACCAGATAGCGGTTATATAATACTCTCGCAGCAGACTGCGGTTAGGCTGATAACCTTGCCACTTTTCAAACTCGAAGCCGACGGCTTCTTCCACTCTCTTCATGTAGGCTTGATACTCTTTTTCTTCAGCATCGAGGATGCTCTTAATGTATTCATAAGCCTTACTTCCCTGTTTTGCTTCGTACAACATACGCTTTACTTTTTACGATGATTATATTTATCACAACACCAAGTAAATTGACAAGCCCAGCACTTTGAGCCATCACATTTCTCGTTATGCAATTTATACTTATCCATACGCTTTACTCCTTAACTTCTTTAAAGATTATACCCTTTCCGTCAGAACGGTTTGCATAACCACATTTAAACATATCGCTTGCGTTACATCCGTAATTATCAAAGAAGCAACCTTTACAAGTTTTCTGTTCAACAGCTTCAAGAGTAATGGTTACTCTTTCTCCAACTTTAAGCTCTTTCATAAATTATTTATAACACAACCGACATAAAAACAAATAGATATTATATACGCCTTGATAATGTGGATGCTCATTGCAATAACAACCCAACTCAGCTATTTTTTCTCTAATATTGCTCATGTTCCTCCTTTGGCAATAAATCATCAACATACAACCAACGCCTTAATCTTTTTTCATTAGAGAACCCTCTAACCCATTGGATATCGTCAGGCATTTTTAGAGACCGATAATATATGCCACCTTTATAAGTATATTCAACTATAACCATTTTGCCGCGAGGAATACGCTCATTAAAGATATCATGCCACAAGTTCTTCAAAAACCAGTCGATACCATCCTCGAAAGCTGCATCTGGACTTACGGTGACCCAATTACCTATAGAAGTTGCAGATTTATATTTTTCTGCTATTTTTTTACAAATTTTCTCCTTTTCTTTAGCATACTTTTTAGCTGCTTTTCTGATTTTCTTTTTGTCTATCATATTTATGCCTCCTATTTTTGATTATCAGTAATCAACTTGCGTAATTTAGATATAACCTCACCTGCGTTCTTGTCATGCACTCCTTCGTAAAGTCCAAGATGCATCATAATGATGTTTAGTGCAGGATCATTAATCTCAATAGCCCTTTCTGTAAGTATTCCAAGCACACATGCCAAAATCGCAAAAGTCACAGGATAAGGAGTGCTTTTAGAACACTCAGCTATCTCTTTCAATAGCCTTGGCATATCAACCTTCCATACCATATCGTCCATAACATAGTTCTGAACATTCTTGCTTTTGATTTTCTTCATATTATTTCACTCTTATGAATTGAACATTCTTTCCGTCTTTTCTGTCGATTGCGGCACAACAAATATCTTTGCAGATATTTTCATAAATATTGCTGCTTATCTCGTCAAAGAAGCAACCATTACATTCTTCTGTCTCGCTTTCAACCACCTTTAAGACGATTTCTGACACAATAGGTAAATCTTCCATAGTTACACCTCCTCATTGTATTTATAGACAAGTCCGACAACCAACTTAACAAGCTCATTGTTTGTCATAACTCTTGTGTCAGTATTACCAAGCCTCAGCTCATCAATAATACGTTCAGCAACCTTCTGAATGTGCCCCATCTTAGACAGAGGGAAACGCTCAATGTCGGCAGCCTTGTCAAGATGGAAGCTCTCACGAAGATAAGTGCCACGAATAACGCCACAAATTGACGGACGTTTTGTTACTACCCATACACCTTCATCTAACTCGTGACATATACGCATACACACAGGCTCGTATCTGCCATTTACCTTACCATACAAGGTGTTTGATATGTCGTGCTCAGGAATTTTGTATTCCTCGTATCGACCTTTACTGTTCTTCACATACAGCGGTGGAATCTTTTTCATTTTTCTTACGTTTTAAATTAGCTATTCTAGTCTCTCTAAGATACTCCTCAGATTTCTTCAATCCGAGTTTCTTAGCTTGCTTAGTGACCTCATAGATACTTCTGCCGAGGATCCTGGCAATCTGCTTGTTTGAGGTGTTAGGATAAGCGACCCTCAAAGCCCTTACGTGAGTCTCGTTCCAAGGAGTACCGGTATTATTCTGCTCATTCTCCAGGAATTCGCCGTCAGCATTAAGGTTGAAGCCGTTGAGGATACAGGCATTCGCCAGAGCTTTCTCGGCACGTTTCCAGTCGAGTACCTTCTGTCCAATAATCTCGAAGCCCAGATTGAACTTGTCCGGGCATTCAGAGAAGACTTCCTTGTCAACCTTGACCGGGTAGAGAATCTCCATAGCATTGCGCATGCGAGCATGAACTCCTCGAATAGGATTCGTGAAGCGTTCTGCGATGTTGACGGCATGAATACCGTTATACTTATCCATCATCTCAGCAAAGCGTTCTACTGAGCTTACAAGCATACTGCTCATCAGTTCAGACATCAGAAGCATTGTGTACATTTTATGCTCTTTGACGTGATGCTTGTGGAACTGATTATCGATGGCATAGAAGCATTTCTGTACGTCCAGTTTCAAGTCATCCTCGATGTTATCAGTCATATCCAGCCAGAGTTCGGACATACCGCATTCCTTCATATAGTGCATAAAGGCATCGATGAGTTCGTCTGAGCACTCCTTTGCTTCCGTGATTCTCTTCTTAGCCTCGAAGCGGAAGATTTTCTTGTTCTCCTTGATGAGGTTGTATGTGTCTGTAATCTGGGTCTGAACGATTGAGGCAAAACCACCGACCATAGAATAGAAGAGCATATAGAAGCGATTCACCTGCTCTTCGGTTGGTACTTTGACCGGAATTCTAGCCAATACCGGTCTAGAGAAGTTTGGATTCCATCCTGTCTGCATGCTACACCTCCCTCTCTACTGCCAATGCGCAACTGATACAGAAGACCATCAGGAGCGAAAGGAAAACGTGTTCAACCATAAAACAGATGAATCCGTAACCTGCGATGAATGCTGCAATAACGAGCAGGATCATCACTATTGAATGTTTGTATTTCTTCATATTTACTTTGATTTAATGTTTCCGTATGCAGCCATATAGCTGTCAAGCTGCTGTGTTGCGTGTACCAATTTCTTGTTGTAGCTATCTCGTTCTGCCCTTGCCTTAGAAATAAAGACGAAGCTAACGATGAATGATATTACTACCGTTACCGCTATGAACAACCAAGGCAGCTTGTGAACTGCCTTATTGATTGCTCTTCCAAGGTTTCTGACGATAACCCAGGAGTAGATCCAGATGAACACTACCGCCTGCTTTGTGGTTGCGTTCTCAATACGTTCTTTCTGTGTCATAATTCTAAATTTACTTGGTTCGGTTGCACCAGTTATCGGTAGATTTCCAATAACCGGCCATCCATATTTCTTTCTTTGTCGCATCAGGGTGCTCGTTAAGCCAATCCTCTGCCTGCTTACTTACGTCCGCCATCTTTATTACGTTTTGATTCTCTTTTAAGCTTCTTGTTCAAAACCTCAAGAGGAGATTTCTTAATATCAATACCTTTCAGTCGGCAGTACTCTTCATAAGATACGGCGTTTCTCCTAGCTTCTTCGTCCGCTTCCTTCTGACGTAATACATTCTTTTGGCTCTCAATCTCGGCTCTCTTCTCGTACACCTTACACATGTACCTTTCGAGAGCGATGAATAACTTCTGTGGATTTACAGTCCTGCCGACATAAATCTCACCGTACTCACCCATGGAGAATTCATAGAAGAATCGTGTAAGCTCTCCTGGAGATACATGGTAATATTCCTGCCTGATACGCTGTGCAATCGCCTTGAACTGATAAGGAGTAGTAGCATCGAATGCACCTATAACCATAAACAGGTCAATAACCATTGTTTTGATCCACCATTCGCTTGCTCCTTCCTTGAAATACTTGTCGATTTCCACAAACGAAAGTCCGCCGTTCTTTACAGAGTCATACACCGTAGGAACGCTGCTGATTCTCTTTTGAAGAGTCGGGTATTTATTCAAGAACAAAGCGTATTGCGGGCCAAATTCCTCGATTGCCTTTTTGTACTCATCCGGCAAGGATTGAGTTGATCTTGTTGAAAGTTCGTTGCTGTTGTTCATAACTATTTATGCTATTATTTTTCGGAGCATACAACCCGGAATAGTTGTTTCCCATCGAATGCTCAACGATAACCTTTGCGTATTCGGGATTTCCGTTTGACAACTGTAGCAGCTTCTTTTTGAGAGCTGCGAGTCCACGAGGCTTGTAAGTCTGGTGTTTCTCTTTCTTGTATGCAAGCCACATATCGAGAGCTCCTTGACATGGGTAAATCTCCTCCTGTTGCCCTTCTTCCTCAAAGTCGGATAAATCTTTGCCTAACGAGAACGCAGCACCCATAAGAAATATTCTCTGTTTCTCTGCGTCATTAGGGAACAATTCGCTAGACTTCTGACGTATGTTAGATGGTAACATCATAAGCTATTGTATGTAATTTTGTTGTCTTTCTATATCATGTTGAATATGAAGTAGTGCGATATATTCATCAGAATCAGGAAATTCAAATCCAGCTTCTTCTTTTGCCCACACTTTGAAATCAGAAATTGATTTGCTCATTTCGTCTTTAGTGAGGTCGGCAGAAGAACGAAGATACTTATAGCATTCTCCTGTAAATTTATCAATCCCTTCTCTGAGGAACATATCTTTGTTCACTACCAGCTTATAGAAATGCGTCTTAACTTCGTCTAGAGTGTAGCCGTATTGGAGTCCGAATGCAGATAGGAGCAAATGGAGATAGGCATTCTGATTCAAAGAACGCCCACGTTTCTCTTTCAGCTCTACCATCGCGCCTTTGTTCTCCAACTCGGCTACTTTTGTCCTAAACGTTTCAAGTTCAAACGCATTTTTCAGGTTGAACCACATAAGCGTTGAATGCTCGTTTGATTAATTCTACACTAGAAGGGAAGGTCATCAGAGTCCCCTCGTTGCTGTGCTTGCTGCTGTGCTGACTGCTGTTCAGGTGGAAACAGATTTTGCTGATTCGTCGGGTTTGCCACGCCAGCAGCATTAGCAGAACTTGCCATAGCTTGTTGTGCTGCTTGTGCGCTAGACTGGCCACCTTGTACAGGAGCTTGCTGCGCTTGATGAACAACGTTCCAAGCACGAATCTGATTAAAATATCTGCCCTGATATTCATGTGCATCAATATCAAAGCTAACGTTAATAACCTCATCGAGCTGAATACCAAAACTAGCAATTCTATCCGCTCCAAAAACATCAAAAGCCATCTTCTTAGGATATTGCTCTTGTGTTTCTATTACATAAGTCTGAGACTTCCACTCACCTCTTGCAGAGACGCCGCTTCTTTCAGGTAAAACGGCAATAACTTTTCCTTGAATTTCCATTATTTTTTATTTAAAGAATTTTGTAAAACCAAATCGGCCAGCTCGTCAAAATAAGCTGCATCCTTGATAGCGGAGTCCTGCTCGCCAGTAACCTTTGATGCTATTGAGCCTTTCTGCATAATCAAGCTATAAAGATAGCCGTCGATGGTATTTGCACCCATGAGAATCCACGATGTAACCGCATTCTTCTGACCGTTACGATAGGCACGGCATTCACACTGCGACAAGTCTGCCATCGTCCACGGAAGTTCGACGAACACCACGTTGGAAGAAGCCGTAAGCGTAAGACCTACGCCGGCCGCCTTGATGGAGCAGATGATGATTCTCTTTTTCTTAGCCTGAAAAGAATCAATAGCCCATTGTTTCTGCTGCTGACTATCGGAACCGGTTACGGTGCAAACCTCATCAGGGAACTCTTTCTTGATTGCACTAACGACATCACGATGCTCGGCAAATACGATTATCTGTTCTTCGGTATCATGGAGAAACTCTATAGTCGCCTTCATCTTCCCTCGCCCGGATATCGAGCGAAGGTTCATAAATCTGACAAGAGCCTTCATTCTAAGCTTTTTCCTAGCCTCTTCCTCGGAGCAGCTCTTGTATTCGAGAAGGAACGTGAGCAGGTCTTTCTGACAGGTATCGTACTCTTCCTGCGTTTCCGGGTCGAGGGCGACACTGATGGTCGTTCTGGTCAGATCCGGCAAATCCTTAAGAACATCTTTCTTTTCTCTGCGGAAGTAACACGTTTCGTGTATCTTCCGGTTAAGCTCTTCAAGATTCTCGTTCTCACCGTACCTGTTGCAGAACTCACCAAAACCTCCGAACTCGTCGTTCAGGCGACCGAGGATAGCAAGCTGGCAGGCCAGGTCTGTTGCGTGATTGACAACGGGTGTACCTGTAAGCTCATAGATATACTCCTTACCCTGGCACAATCCCATGATAATTTTAGACTGCCTTGTTGATGGATCCTTGACTCTTGCAGATTCGTCGATAATCACAGACTTGATAATCTTCAGTTCATCACGAAACAGGAAGTTTTTCAGCCGTAACGGTTTCGGACCGAGGCTTACGACGAAGTATTTTGCAAGCGACTCGTAATTGCATATCACTACATCATACAGGTTCATCTTAGTAAGATGATATCCGTATGTCGCATTGACGGAATCGGTAAGAATGAGAGGCCGGAGGTTCGTAAACTTCTTTATCTCTCGTTCCCAATTAACCTTAAGTGCAGCAGGGCAAACAACAAGACAGGGGGTTGCCTTTGCACGTTCAATGGCGACGATAGACTGAACCGTCTTACCGGTTCCCATGTCATCGCCATTGATACAGCGTTTCATGGCAAGCTCCATGCGCACACCTTCTTCTTGATAATCGTATAATTTCGGTTTATCTGACATAATAATAAATTATAATAAACACCACATGCGGAAAGCCCATTCAAGAGCCTTCTCCCTACCACGCAAATACAACTCGTCACCACGTTCAATCTTCTTATAGAATACTTTCTTCTTGGTCTTGGAGACCGCAAAGATAAAGTCCTGGTTTCCGTATCTTGGGTCTATACTGTGCGTAAGGTCCATGTACCACGCACGGCTTCTATCCCAATCTACGAAATCGATCTGAGCCTCAAATTGCTCCTGTGACGTAGCTGCGGTGGTCTTCAAATCACCGCCAAACTCGCCGAGCCACCAGTCGAACTTGCAGCGTACCGGAAGCTCGAACTCGAAGCCCTGGTATTCCATCTTCATGTGCGGATTGATGAATGTTTTCTGACCGACCGCATTCTTCAGGACGAAATCAAGGAACCTATCCTTCGTTGCCTGTTTCTTCAGAACAGCAAGCCGGTCTAGACCCCATTTCCAATCCTTCTCCGTATATTTCTCGTCATCAACCGTCATGGCGTAATGATTGCACTTTTCCGGTTCGGTAACGAGAGCGTCAACGAGAGTTCCGAGATGGAAAGCCTTTCTCTTGTCCTCTTCCTTTACGAAGTTGAGCTGCGGGTTCAGGGCAAACTTCAACGCAGTGAGGTCCGAATTGGAGACCTCACCACGAGAATAATAAGGGTCAAACGGTTGTTCTGCCATATTACTTAGCCGTTACCTCATCCTCATATTTAATATAAGGAGAAACGATATACTCTTCTTCGCTGTTTGCGTGTTTCTCACACGCCTTGCGCATGAACTCCAATCTGGAAGCAAGCTTGTCTGGAAACATCTTGGAGCCTTCAATCGTCCACCACTGCTGGATTATGTCGAGCCAGGCATTCTTGTCGGTAACAACAAGGCGTTTTGTTACCTTAATTTTCTGCTTACCTGTTTCTCCAACGGAAGTCTGGGCAAAGAGCGACTGAGCCTGTGCAGTAGCGTGCTGGGCTGCATTCTCCGCATCACGCTTCTCCTGCTCAGCCGCAAGCTTTCTCTGCTGCTCTTCTTTCGCAGCTTCGTCGGCCTTGCGGATAGCCTCTTCCTTTGCCTTGCGTTCAGCCTCAGCAGCGGCAGCTTCTGCTTCCTTACGTTTGCACTCTTCCTCAGCAGCCTTCAGCTCGGCTTCCTTTGCCTTGCGTTCAGCCTCGGCAGCTTTCCGCTCTGCCTCCTTGCGCTTGCGCTCCTCCTCGTCCTTGATACGCTGAATCTCCTCCTGCTTCTTGCGCTCTTCCTCGGCAGCCTTACGTGCTTCCTCCTCTTTGCGCTTACGCTCCTCTTCAGCCTTGCGAGCTTCCTCTTCCTTACGCTTGCGCTCTTCCTCAGCCTTCTTGATTTCAAGAAGTTCAGCAATTTTAGAATCAAACTTCATAAGAAGCTCATCACGCGTAGCATTTACGGTCTGCTTATAAGATGCAAGAAGAGAAGCGGAAACCTCCTTGTAGGCTCCATTCATAATATCCTTGGCATCATTCTCATCAATTTCGGAAGAGTATGAAGGCTTGTTACTAACGAAAAGATGTCCGAGGTCAAGAACATCAGAACACTCTGTAATACGTTTCTTAACTTCATCCTTGTTATCAAGGGTGAGAAGAGAGAACGTATTATTAAGTGAGTTGATAGCAGCAGAAGAATGCTCGGTAAGGAGATTGTTCAAGATATCAATCGTATCAGTCTTCAACTTAATCTTGGCCTCCTTGATGCGCTCCTGGCGCAGGCGTTCCTGCTCAGCCTTACGCTGCTGTTCAAGCTTGTATGCCGCATACTCGTTGCGTTTCTCCTGAATCTTATAGACAACAGAATCGGTGTTCTTGATAGAGATAAGGTTCTCCATCATAGTAAAACCCTTACGGACAATATCGAACACTTGGGTAACACCCTTACGTTTCTCCGTCATTGCTTTCTCTGTCAGTTTAGCTTTCTTGATAAACTCAGCGGCTCTCTCGTCAAGAGCATCGTTCATTCCGGAAACGCCAATATCAAACAACAGAGACTCACCTGCATTCACGCATGCCTCATAAGATTTCCTGTTGGCTTGCACCGCATTTTCTGTATCAGATTTTAGCGTTGCAATCTGTCTTGTAATATTGTTGGCTTGTTGTTGTACCAACTGCAATTCTGTATTTTCTGCCATATATAACAATTTTAAAATGGTGAATCACTGTCAACCTTTACCTTGACGCCTTTGTCTTCCGGTGCGGTATCTCCGGCGCCAAAGGCTTCCTGAGTCGGTTTCTGCTGAGTCTGCATGTCGATATCGGCCTGCAAAAGAGCGCCCAGACCAACCTTCAGCTTAGGATAGCCCTTGAACGCATGCTTGCATGTCTTCGAGATAAGGAAGCCTGTATCAATATCCTTGAAGTACGTTCTTCCATCGCTGCCGACATAGCTTCCGCCGTAAAGAGCGTTGGCTTTGTGGTCTTTACCTCCGAACTTCTCCGAATACGTACGGAGGCGGTCGATACCTTCGCGGTCAAGAACGAAGTAATCGTAGGCATTGTTCGGAAGAATAATCTTCACGTAACAAGCAACGATGTATGAATTTTCAGGTCGAGGATAAGTCTTTGCGTAATCAACGTACTTATGACCGTCTCGTTCACCGAAACGAAAATCGTCACAATTGTAAACTACGACAGGATTGTCACAACGAACAATCTGACCGGCTCGCTGGCGAAGAAGAATCTCGCCATATCCAGTATAGGTGATCTTGGCCGTATAATTCGTTTGTCTAGTATTCTTGTCGTAGTTACTGTAGCCCATGAGGTAGCAGAGTGTCGTAGTTCCCTTTTCGAGAGACAATCCGTTAATTGCCAAGTTCATGAAGGCATCGTGAATATTCAATGACGGAGCCTTTTCAAGATAGCCCTTGAATGGACCATTAAGAAGTTCTTCGTTGAAGAACGCCTTCTGCTCTTCAAAGAATACGTCTCCACCCTCTCCGAACTTCTGATTGTACACCTCGATGAATCTGTCTCTTGCCAAATCGCAAATCTGATTATGAGGCGTTTTGTTTAACTGCTCTATATCCATTTGTATAGAATTAAAAATTAATGTACTCTATTGATATAACTGAAGTAAGTTTCCACGGTCACCTTTTCACCTTTAGAGGTGACTCTTTCGTAGCGCCGCGGAATCTTACCGAGCTTTCTTCCCTCGCCTTCAAGATAGTCGAGGTAGACAGCTCTAGCCGCCAGAGTCCTAGCATGATTTCTGTCGATGTCCATCAGACAGGCGTGAACCTCTCTCAGATGGATCACGGCAGCAGCTTCGCCCGGCGGCATAGATGCGATGATTCCGTTAATTCTACTCATTATACCTCCATAATAGGAATCTCAGGACAGAGCTTACGAATCTTGTCGAGCTCCGCATTGATGATTTTGTCACGAGACTCCTCGATGATACATTCTGCATCAGCAGAGATAAGCGTCAGCAATGCCATATTGCCTTCAACGTGAGCGATAGTCTCGATTGAAAGCTTCTCAGGCTCGGCGCCCTTGAAGATTGGAACGTTGATAAAGAACGATGAAGGAAGGTTAGAGTCTACAGCCTTCTCGTAGTTGTCAGTTACAGAGCCATTATCGCTGAATTCCTTCTTGATTGTTGTCTGAACCTTTGCTGAAAAGCTCTTGAGGAGATTTACGAGTTCCATGTTCTTCTCCTTTGTCTCGAAGTAAGAACGGTTGAGACGGAAGAAGTCACCAAGTTGTACCGGCTTCCACAACTTTCCATCGTTGATATGGAATCCCGTAAACTGACGAGACAGCTGAATAGAGCCTACGATAGTCTGTGTAGTTCGCTCATCGTTCTCGTTTGTTACAAGAGTAACGACAAGTTCCTCTCGATTAACAAGAATATGCGTATGTTCCTTGTCAATCTGCTCTGTACCCCAACGCTTTTCAAGGAAAGCATAGATACAGGTAATGACTCCGTTCACCTGAAGGTTAAGAGGCTCCTTGATAGGAAGCTTATAAGGGTTCTCGTTACCTACCTCACGGATAACAAGCTCCGCATGCTCCTGTCCAGGAGCGAGGTTTATCTGCAATTTTTCATTGTCCATTTTACAAAATATTTTAGAATTTAGAAACTATGTGAAAGCAGACTACATAGCCTGCTTGTCACGGATAATTGAATACACATTCTTAGGGAGTTCGTCACGTGTTGCCGGACGAGAAGAAACAAGATTACCCTCCTTGTCATAGAAGGCAGTCATCTTTGCTTCACGGTCAACGAACTTGTAAACCTTCTCGTTAACCATGCTACCCTTCTGTTTGATTTCCTTAAGGAGAGAAGAAATCTCTTCCTTGATAGGCTTCAGCTCTGCCTTTTTCTGCTCACGGAAATCCTTGATTTCCTCCTCGATGTCAGATGCACGTGCAGACTGAAGGGCGAACAGGTCCTTCTTCTTCATCAGCTCATCAGAGTTAAATCGCTTGATGAACTCCATTTTCTCAACAGAGTCCGCGTTGTTGGCGAGGAAATCCTCACGCTCCTCCAGGTCCTCGTACTCGTGGCCGAGGGTTGCTGCAATAGTTGCTTTTTCTTTTGCCATTGTTATATGAATTAATGTGTTAATACTCGGCGCCAGCGTCCACGCTTGAATTTCTTGACTGCGTGGATTCCGAACAACTTTGGTGTTGTTACGCCATTCATTACAGGAAGCACGTTATCCTTCTTCAGAAGTCTTTCGAAATGTGAAGAAGTGACAGGAGCGTGGCAGATGATGTTCTTCTTGACATCATATAAGTTGCTGTACTTTGATACTGCGCCCATTACTCGCCCTCCTTCTTTTTTGCAACCAACTTCTTGATGTAATCAATGAAGCTCTTTGCCTCTTCGCCAGTAATCTCGATTGCGCCGGCGACCTCTTCGGCTTCCTCTTCATTCTCGCCAGGAGCTTCCATCTCAGCCTCCTTTTTCTTAAGGCGAACGCCAAGTAGTGCATTAGGATTGTTGTGCAACAATCTATCGAGAATCAGTAAACAATGAGTCTTTTCAAGCGAAGTATCCTCACGAACGACCTCATCAGTACTTTCGATGATTTTCATCATCTCGTTGTACTCTTCTGCGGACTCGCAGTTCTTTGCGAGCATCTGAATAACCTTGAAGCGGTCAACTTCAAAAGTCAACTTAATCTTGTCTTTCTTCATAATTAAAAATATTTAGAATTAACCACTAATCTTCTTTATCCCAACCAAGGAAATGTGCGACGAATGCGCATGCAGCGAACATAGCTACTGTGGCTATGAGACTATTGAAAATGATAACCATATTTTTTAGATTTTACACCTTATTATATAATATAGCAGTCGGACGGTGGATAATCAACGATTTTCCACTCATTCTTATTTATCTTGATAGCCTTACGGAATATCACAACAGACTCGCCGTTATGACGTTTCCTGTTGTGGGCGATAATCCTGGCCATCACAGCCTTCGCGGTTATCGAGAACTCTCTGAGCCTCGATGTATAGAGACTCTTGACATCGCATATCACAATCTTATCGCCTTCCCGGTAAACGAAGTCGGCAGTATAGTTGTGGCCGTAAAGCAGTGACCTTCTCTCATACTTGACCTTTGTCTTAAGCTGCTTTGGTCTCAGCATCCATACAGGCTTGATTGCCGTGATGGTCACTTGCCTATGAATACAGCTTATATTAGGATCATCAAGGATGGTCTGCAAGTACAGATACTCTTCTCTGGAATCGTATATGTTCCCGTCAGGAGCGTAATACTTCTTCGAACCTACTCGTCCTCCCATGTTGAACCAGCCTCCTTCCCTGGATTCTTGTAGAGATTGTTGATTGCCGTATCGCCGAAGCGCTGCCATTTACCGTTTTTCCACTTCACTAGGTATTCGTCCTTGACGGCTTCTAACCTACCATCAGTATGCTCCGGCTTGAGGGTGACTTTGATATCCCCATCCTTCTCGACAACATTCTCTACGCATTCGAGCTTGCGGATACCATCTATATTCTCCCTGCGGATTCTTATAGTCTTTATTACCTTCATCTATAGAGACCTCTCCGGTTAGCCTACCACGCAAGGCAGGAGAGGTGGTTCACGTGGTATATGAATACATTATTAAAAACAGCCTACACGAAGAATCGGGAGGAGGATGACTTAACAACCTCGCTCCCTTTGTTCCACTAAAAATTTAAATCACATGCATGGCAAATACACTCGTGCTGCATGCAGGACTCGAACCTGCGACTAGCCTAATGAAAGACTACTGCTCTGACCAACTGAGCTAATGCAGCTTATGCACTCCTACTTTCCCAAGCAAGAGTGATATGAACACAAAACATTTCTACCTAATAGAAAATCAAAAGACTTATAAAAATTTACCTACTTTCTTGTGCCCAGGGGAGACTCCAACTCCCAACCTCGCGGATGGACCACGGCTCTATGCAGTTGAGCTACTGGGCTGCCAGTTAACCAATTTAAATATACTTTACGGAAAAATGAAAAGAGCTTTTTAGGAAGAGAGGACGGATTCGCACCATCGACCTCCAAGGGCTTTCCCCTGGCGCTCTGCTACTGAGCTACTCTCCATTAACATTATATTAAGTAGATATATGAAACACCTTTTTAAAAGCACCCGATCCTCGCGGACCAGATGCCGATAGTAATATTAACCCTTTAAATGTTTCCCTCGCCAGGGATATTGCTTACTAACAATTAACAATTAACGCTTAACGCTATAAAAATACAATTGAATTATACTAGTCGTCGGAGAGTGACGAGTCAAACGTCTGTACTCTAGCTTCATGCCGTCGCTCTGTCGTTGAGCTATCTCCCCGTAGTTGCAGCCTATCTTCACAGACGAGCTGCATTTAAATTGTTGAATAAACTTAAAACTTTTTGGAGGAGACGGAGGACTCGAACCCCCATCTCACGACGATAAGAACGGTATCATCTAGTTGTCGCTGTGCTTCCAATTACACCAGTCTCCTCTTTGTCTTTATACAAAATTGTGCGATTCTCGCTTCATTTGGATTTTCAGAGCTTTCCCTGCTCACCAGACTGCAACGTTTTCGATAGTGCTTGCACCGACAATTCTTCGTTCCGGTGCAGTTCGTCTGCCTACTTGATGCAGAACTAACTGGATTTCCGTATGTCGTGCGTCCTTTCACCGGGTCACGGCGCCCAACGGTGCTCTCCGGCTACTTCTTTTCCACGCATACTTTTCTGTGCATCAATATGTCAAAGATCTATTCTTCTTTCCTATTTGTCGAGCTCTCATCTGACGCAAGATTGTCGATGCCCGGACGACCTACTTTACAAGGTATGTGGACTTACCTTTGCGCCTTCAGAGAGAATCTACCAAAAGGAACTAAAAAGAGCGTGACTGAGGTGAGGCTCAAACTCACGACCCTCTGGTTAGGACCCAGATGCTCTATTCTACTGAGCTACTCAGCCAGTTGGGGTGAAAATATCTAAAAACACCCCATATCTACCGCTGTAGATTCATTATAATATGATTATAAGTTCAAATTACGCTCTCACGAGCCTTTAGGAAATAATATCGAAAATAAATATATATGATTCTATTCTTCTCAACCAACTTGAAGGGCATCAGCATACCTTATGTCCTTCAATGAGCTCATCTACATCAGACTTCTTGAAGAATGCGGTGTTTCCTAACATGTAGTGATGTATCTGACCGCTCTTTCTCAAGTCGTGTATGTAACCAGTGCTCATGCCAATATACTTGGCGAACTCTTTTGTGGAGAGCCATATCTTTTCGACAGGCTCTACTGATACTTTCTTACGAGGCATAGGCTATTTCTCAATTAATTGAAGGATATCATGTTTCTTTAACTCATCATACAAGAATAGTCTTCCTTTCTGAGTCCACTTTGTGTGCATTACAGAACCTGCACTACCATCACGATGAGTGATAGAAACTGTTTCTGACTGAACGTAACCACAAGGGAGATACTTTGCGTAGAGAATCCACTGGCCACCAACTTTACGTTGAACGCCGAAGTTTCTCAGCAAGATATTGAACGCCTTTGCTGATTGACCGTAGTCTTGAGCAATCTGTGTCGTTGTAACGGTCTCCTTGCTCGAAAGGATTGTATCAACATAACTAACCTTTGGCTGCATCTCGGTGATTGTAGCCGAGAGCTGTACAATCTCTTCGTTCTTTGATTCAAGAGCAAGCTGCTGTTGTTCTATCTTCTCCTGCTGCTTTGCTGCAAGCATAAGAGCTTCGGCGAAAGACTGAGGAACTTGATACTGCTCCTTCTTCTCTAACTCTTCCCAACGAAGAACAAGCTTTGCTCTCGCCTCGTCATTGAACTTTGTCGCAATATAGAGACATTCTGTTTTTGTCAACTGATAGCAAGGTCTTTTCTCGCCTTTCTGGTCAGTATATTCAACCAGCCTAAATCTCGACCCGTTGATTTTCTCCCAAGCAACCTCCATTTTTCTAATGGCTTCCATGATATGCTTATGAAGCTTTCCTGTAATCTCTGCAATTTCGAGAGATGTCATTGTATCGGTTCTTCCGAGTTTTATAATTTCCTCCATACTTCAACTTTTTTTAAGTTTACTACTTAATGATCCTCTTCCTCCGATTGACCTTTTCCGCTTCCGCCACTCCGATTGTAATCGTGCTACCATTGATTCTGCAATAGTAAGTGCAGCCATCAGTTCTAGGGTAAGCCTTCTTGACGTAGCCGACCGTATTTTTGGCAGAGACGCAAGCAAGGTAACTAGGAAGCTCGACGGTAATAGAACCGCCTACTCCGATACTTCGGATATCACTAACTTGTATTTTACTTGCTTTCATCGCTTAAATTTTATTGTTTTTACTCATATTAACTAAAAATATTTGGAGAAACCAAGAAAAACCCGTATCTTTGCAGTGTAGAGTTGCTTGGAATGGGATAAACCTCAGTCCCTCCGCATTTCGTCTTTCTGTTTTTACCAGTTTGACGATTGCAAAGGTATGGAAAAATCCCGAAACTTCCAAATAAATCCCGATATTTTTCGGGATAATAAATATTTATTAACGTTTTGCGGCTTTTTAGTTGCATATATAAAACTTAATTATGGAAAAAGAAGGAATTATCGGGAGAATTAAGGTTCTCATGTCGGAAGGAGCTGATAACGCCAATTCTTTCTCTAAGAAGGTTGGGATTGATCCGTCAGGGTTCCGTAAGAAGATGAAAGGAGAATCTCCAGTTATGCCTAGAGATATCAAATTAATCTGTGATACCCTCGGTATAAACAGGGAATGGCTCGAAACCGGCGAAGGCGAGAAACGAACCTATTCGCTAGGATTCGACAAAGATTCGCTTAACCGGTCAATCGACAAGGCGTTCACTCAATGCGTGCACGGAGAAGATGCAAAGCCTTTCTATGACGTAGACTTTGCGTTGGGCTTTAGCGAGATGTACAATGACTCTCCTAACGTGCCTATGAAGCATATTTCAGTACCAGGCTACGAGAAGACGGATTTCTGGTGCCGAACATCAGGTGACAGCATGAAGCCCCTTATAAGCAACGGAGACATCATAGCTCTGAAGCAGATTCTTGATTGGAATGAGTTCTTGCCTATGAACGAGGTCTATGCAATAATGACGACCAACGACCTCAGAACAGTTAAGATCATCCGCAAGGGTTCGGATAACGAGCACTTTACTCTCCACGCTATCAACGAGGAGTACGAGGACCAGGAGATAAAGAAATCAGCCATTACTAAGGTATTCAAGGTGCTTGGCTCATTAAAGGCATTATAGAACTATATACATTATATATTATGAAGAAGGTATTATTAGTAGCAATGGTACTTCTTGCAGGAGCATCATTCACATCATGCAGCAGTAGCGATGATGACGACAATGAGAAACAGGAACAGAAGTTTGATGCCAGCAAGGTTATGAGCGGCAAGTGGGAACTGAGCAAGATTCAGGATTTCCCTATTCCGATTAACCATTACTCTGTTCAGAAGGGGAACACCATTTCTTTCTTAGAGGGCGGCATCCTTCGCACGGAAGGCGATTTCTCGGTAGTTATCAATGGAGACGCAGCCAAACCTATGACAATGCCGTTTAGTGGCTACAAGACCTGGAAAGCTAATACCGCTTACAAGCAGGACGGAACCGTTGACACTGGCACTTCTGCGGTGTACTTTGATGGAAGCGAAATGTACGTAGCCTACTTTGTTTCAGCAACGGAAATTGACCTAGTAAAGTTTGCAACAGAAAAATTAGGCATGGTGTACGTACTCACAAAAGTGCAGTAA